AATCTTTAGGATGGGCACCTGAGTGCGACTTGGTAATTAATAAACCTTCATAACGAAACAGATATGAACGAATTGGAACAAGATAAAAGATATGTTTTTGGAGATATGATTATAGTAGCCACTACTGACTTTGACTTTAATCCTATCCTAAAAATTAGCACAGATGCCGGAAATGTGGTTGTAATGCCATCATCCGATAATAAGATTATTGTAAAATCAACCGTGGATAAATAAAAAATTAGAAGGAGGTAATTATGGGATCATTTATAGCCCAACAGCCAAACGGCTTATATTGTCGGTTTAGTACAATTGTTGATACAGTCACGCACTACAATATGACAAAAGATGATTACATAGAAGTATGCAAAGACCGATTAGGAAAGAAACGTGGAGAAGAAGAGGCTAATGATATTTTAAAAAACTATATGCACCCTTTTAACGATGTTCTTGAACAATTCATTCCTAATAATGATTCGGTTGAAGAGTTTAATATCCGCTTGAAAGAGATGGGGTATATGGATGAGTTTAATGGATAATCCTAAAAATGAAGAAATTATTGAACAAGATAGATATGAAACAGACAGTAGAAGAAGTGGCACGGGAAGCGGCAGAAGATTGTTATGAATGCCATTACGATGATAGCTTAGAAATGAGATTAGTTAAAGAGGCATTCAGACAAGGTGCCGAATGGCAGTCGAAGCAATCGCCTTGGATAAGCGTTAAGGAGCAGTTGCCTGAGCCAAATAATCTTGTCCTTTGCAGAATGGTATCAAATGGAGCGATTGTTAGTGGCTATATCGTTGTTTCATCCGGGAGATCGCCATACGTTGCGACAGACGGAGGATTTGAATTTGAAGATTGGAACGGATACGAGTGTGACATGTGGATGCCCATCCCGTCTTTCGATGATATACTCGAAGCTAACAGGGATGTACTGGAACGAATTAAAGAGAAAGGGGACTAATATGGAAAGGTACAGAATCATACGAGGAGAAGGGTGCAACGGTTGTATTCCCATAATAATATATTGGGTACAAGTCAGAAAAGACAAACGTATTTCATACGAATGGGTGAATGTAAAGGGCTTTGACACCTATAAGAGAGCTAAAGAGTTGTTGAATGTTTTAAAATGAGGAATTGATTATGAGCAAATATAGATACAGAGAAGTAAAGAACTATATCCATAACGAACTAAAGTTGACTAAAGAGGATATAAAGGATATAATAGTTTCAATCGTGAAAGAGGAAGTTAAACGTATCTTCCATAACACCTATGGGGACGATGTTAATATAGAGAGGTGGATTCGTTGTATGGTTTCTGACGAGATAAAGAAAAACGGTGATTTCTTAATGATAAGAAATTTGTGTAGGGAGATAATTAAGGAGGAAATTGTCGATAGGTTGTCAATTGATATAAGCCTTAAAAAGAAGGAGGAATAATTATGAGTATGTTTACGTTAGAGGAAGTGAATCAAGCGATCAATATGGCAGTTGACGAAACATCTAGAAAGGCAGTTGAAGTTCTTTCGTCTGTATTGGACAATTGGGTACATGGCGGTGATGCAGATTGTATCATTGCGGAGTTTGAGGAAAAGTTAAATGAAGCAATTAATGGATAAAAGATGATGGGTGTATAGATGAAAACCATGAAAGGAAATATATTTGACAAAATAAGAAAAGCATATAATAAATACATAGAGTATATGATTGCTTGTGATGATATAGCCAAAGAAGCACAAAAACATATAGATTGGGATGATAATGTTTCATGTGAATATTATCCGTCTGATGGGATATGTATAATGATAGACGAGCATGTTTGTTATGCTAATACATTCTTTGACTTGGTAGAAGAATCAGAAAACGGTATGATTGATAGGAAAACGTATATGAGAAATTGTATTTGATTATGAAAGTAAATAACGGAATAATAATAGACGGAGTGTTGCATGAATTGTGCGTTGGAATATGTGATGAGTGCTCATTACAAAATGAGTGTGATGATAGTTCAGAAATCATTTGCGATATAGCTTATGAAAACCCAAACATGGACCAGTGTTTTATCAGTCGTGGGAAAGTAACGGATATTAAGATAGATAAGGAGGAATAATTATGGGATTTACAACACCGTGTTTTATACGCAAAAATACACAGGAACTTCGGAGAGGGCTGGAAGAATTGGGGTATTCACATGGTAAGCCTAAATATTATGCAGATGATGATAATAAGTATGATTTTATTATGTGTCATAATGGAATATTCTTTTTACTATCCCAAAAGAATCATGTGATAAGAAATGGGCATCCTTTGAAAAAATATGGAAGTGTTGATTGCGGAACGAATGAAGAACTATTCCTGGCTATCGCTGCATTGAGGGATGATAGTAACTACATGCAGTGGTTTATAGCAGATTCCATTCTTAGCGTTTCTTATGGCGATTCTATTGGTAATGATCATTATTTCACAGAACTCAAAGGCATTATGTTCTTTTGGGATGAAAATTGGGATAATGCAACCATTATTTCAGGACGTTATCACAAGGCCACCGTAAACGAACTGATTGAACATTTTAAAACAAAGGAGGAACAATGAAAGCAAGAGTAAAATCAACAGGAGTTTTGGTAGATGTAACTCCCCAATTAAACATCAACTCTCAACATAGCAAAGATTATTTATATGTATGTGATAACATGGTTTACAGAGAATGCGAACTTGATTTTTCAGCTATTGACTGGGAACAGAGGCGATATGAACTAGCGAAAGCTGCCATGCAAGGATTTTGCAGCAATTCACATGAACAGGTAATGAATGCTAGTTTAAATATGACAGTAGAATGGAGCCTTGGTTTCGCTGATGCGCTAATAAAGAAATTGAAAGGAGAATAAAATTATGACCGAAGAACTTGTAACATTAGAAACAGCAAAGATGCTGAAAGAGAAAGGGATGTTTACAGATATAGAATTTCCTCCGCAATCCGTTGCCCAGAAGTGGTTACGTGAAACCAAAAATATTCATATATGTGTATATAACTGTGCTTGTGGCTATGGATACGAAATATCTAAAGCTGACAATGGAACTCATATAACCAGTTCTGTTTATGAAGGACCTAATGATGGTGGTAAATGGGATGTCTACGAAGACGCACTTGAAGCAGGATTACAGGAAGCATTAAAACTTATATAAATATGAAAAGAATAATTACTGTCCAAGACATGATTGACGAACTAATGTTAGTTGTCAATAAGGATGCTGAAATAAATATCGTAATGAATACAGGAGATTATCAAACTGAATACATTCCTGATCTATATGATTTTTCTGTCATTGATTTTACTGATGTACATCCTGATGATGGAAACTCGGAAAATAAAGTGGTAATAGAAATGTTTCGTTAAAAGAGAAATAAATAACACTCAAAACATAAAAGAAATGAATACAACTTTTGAAAGATCGTCTAATAGTACCGATGAATGGTACACACCGAAAGAAATTATAGACGCATTAGGTGAATTTGATTTAGACCCATGTGCCCCGGTAGCCCCCCTCTATAAAACAGCAAGTGTCATGTACAACAAAAATGACGATGGATTAAAACAGGAATGGAAAGGACGTGTTTGGTTGAACCCACCTTATTCCCGTCCTCTTATAGAATGTTTCGTTAAACGGATGGCAGAACATGGAAACGGCATTGCTTTACTTTTCAATCGTTGCGATTCAAAGATGTTTCAGGATGTGATATTCGAGAAGGCAACGGCAATGAAATTCTTGCGTAACCGAATCAGATTCTTCCGTCCAGACGGAACTCGTGGAGATTCTCCTGGCTGTGGCAGTATTCTCATCGCTTTTGGTGAGGATAATGCAGAAATATTGAGAAACTGTGATATTGCAGGTAAGTACGTTAGAATCAATTAGAATGACAAAAAAGATGAATAAAGAAGAATTTTTAAGCAAAAGATACGCCATTGATTTAAAGATAAAAAAATTGAATGGAGAAAAGGAACAGTTGGAAAAGGAATACATTGAATCCAACCAAGTATTCCCTATTGGAAGCAAAGTCTGTATAACGGTCATGGATCATGAAAGGATATTAGTTCCCGAAGCGAAGAAGTTAGCCTATATTGCAGATTATGATATTGATGATAACGGAGAGGTTGTACCCTCTTTAAGACAGTTGGATTGCAATGGGGGCATGTCAGCAATACCTTTATTTGTTAATTTAAAGAAGGCTATGATTAAATTGGTATGAAAGAAATAATAGATGAACAAATGGTTATGGATGAAAAAGAACAATTAGTCATTACTAGAATACAAAAATTCAGTAAGATAGCTAAAACAATGGGGTTGGAAGTACATTTGGGGTTTTCGGGAGGAAAAGATAGTCAGGTATGTTATGACCTTTGTAAACGTGCCGGAATACCGTTCAAAGCCTTTTTCAACCATGCCTTTGAAAGTAATATTACATTAAGGTTTATAAAAGAAAACTATCCCGATGTAATATGGAGGCGTGATTATAAACTCGGGTTTATACAAAATATATGGAAAAACCACAAATCCATCCTTCCTACTGTACAAATAGCTTATTGTTGCAAGGATTATAAGCACAATCCTAAATATGTGGATGCGTGCAGTATTACGGGAGTAAGGAAAGCTGAAAGTAGGAGTAGGAGTAATAGGACGGCATTTGAAGCGAAAAACAAAACGACTTTAAAGAAAAATAAAGAATTGTTTGATTCCTATTTTGAAGAACATTGTCAGTCTATTGGTGCTGCTTCCATCATACAATTAAAGCCTATTATAGATTGGACGGATAAGGATGTATGGGATTATATCCATAAATATTCATTACCTATAAATCCCGAATATGATTATTGCAAAAGAGTTGGATGTATTGTTTGCCCGAAAGCAAATTTAAATAGTAATTACATAGGACTTATAAAATATCCAAAACTTATTGACGCCTTTATTTCTGCAAGAGAAATGAGGAATGACGTTAATTGGTTTATTAATATTGATGAAACTGATTATTCCAATGATAAATGTTATTATATATGTCGGTGGTTAAATCATTCCTTCATGCCGTTCACAAAGAAGCAGGAAGAAAGGTATAAACAGGTAAGAGAAATATATGATAAATTACATAACAAATAATTATGGCTATTATAGGAATTGACTTTGACGGAACGGTCGTGACACACGACTTTCCTAAAATCGGCAAGGACATAGGTGCCGTGCCTGTATTGAGAAAATTGGTTGATAACGGACACAAACTTATCCTGTTTACCATGAGAAGTGATATTGATGAGGTGACTTCCGATGATTACAACATACACAAATATGGAGGAAAATATTTGTCGGAAGCCGTACAATGGTTTATGGACAACAACATTCCCCTGTTCGGTATAAACGAGAATCCTGAACAGCATACATGGACACTATCGCCCAAACCTTATTGTCACATATACATTGATGATGCGGCATTGGGATGTCCGTTGAAATATGATGTAAACCTGTCAAACAGACCGTTTGTTGATTGGATGGAAGTAGAAAACACTCTTATGAAAAGAAAACTTATATGAATAATTTTAAACTATATATCGCCCGTGACGAAGGGAAATGGGATGAAGATGTACAAAAGGCAGGAGAACTGAACCTGTTCTATGACACCCCGCAACTTCTGTTTAACGTAAAAGACTGGACATCATACTGGGGAAATGCCCGTAAGATAGCACATATTCCATCATACATGTATCCTCAAATCAAGGATAAGGAGTGTTATGTTTTCAACAATCTTGAATTATACCAAAGTTTCAACTAATAAGAGAGAGGATAGGCAGTTAGCCTATCTTCTCTTTTCGTATTTTCTTTTCATCTTTCTTCTTTCCACCCGTGTCATTCCCATGCTTTGAGCAATACCGAACAGGATTTCCTTTTCCGAATCGTTAAGCATATCATATACTTCTTCTTTGCTTTTTCCGCTAATCATAGCCATAAAAATCTTTTTCATAATGATTTATTTTAGTTTTTTCTTACAACAATCGCAAATCTCGTCTTTTATAGGTTTTGTAAATAAAGCACCTACATATCCTGCAAGGTATCCAGCTTCTTCTGATGAAGGCTTTATGCCATAATGATCAATTATATGACCAATCATGTGTTGTTTTTCATGCTCCAGTGTATTCATAAATTCTTCATCAGACGTACTGTGACTGATAATAATTACAGTGCACTTATTGTTTGAATACGTTACACCGTAATTGTATTTTTCAGTCTTTATCTTATCCGTTATCCTGTTCAGCAAATGAAAAGGACAGCCAATATATTCCAGTCTGTATATCGCTCTTAAATAAGAGTATTTATCCACAGAATAGAATACATCAACCGTCCAGTCATATTCCTCAATGTATAGTCTTTGTCGTACCATAGCAATCAGATATAATCCTCCCAAGAGAAAGGTGTTCCACAGGCTATACACTTTGCATAATACTCGTCAAGAGCACGGGTAGGGCTTCCGTCAACATCGTCAAGATAGTCTTTTACAAACATACAGGCATATTGTTCGTTGACTATAGACGAACCCATATAATCGGCACGTACCATATTCAATACATAAACCTTGTTGTATTCCACATCGTTTTTCAATTCAACATTGAATTGTTTCATCAATGCTTCTACTTGATCCTTGTCATACGGGTGTAACTTGTTTCCGTTTCTATCTTTCATCTTTGAAACGGCATATTCACATAATTTCTTTGAGAAGTTCCATCCGTGTTCTGCAAGATATTTTTCCATCCCAGAAGGAAGTTTCTCATATACATCTAATCTTGTTCTTTCCATAGCTCTTGTTTTTAAAAAGATAGCCCGTAGCAAACCACTACGGGCTTAAACCAATTTAATTAGCGTCTACGTCTGGCGTAAGGACCAGTACCTTTGACTCCGCGTCTTTCTCCGTACTCATCATCATCATCCCACATTCTTTCGCCATAACCGCCTCCACTTCGTCCGCCACGTCCGCCACGTTCACCATAGCGATCTTCCATTTCTTCCATAGCGTCACGATAACCTTCTTTATACGCTTTTTCTAATTCCCGGTCCATATCTTCACCTTCAAAGCTACGGCCCATTCCATATACTTTCCAACCCATAGTATTTATTTTTTATTGTTGTTGTTATTATTATTGTTTGTATGTTGCACGTCAGGCAATTTGATACCAGAAGCAGCAAGTTGTGCAAGTATATCCTTTATCTGTGACAATTCACCTTTAAGTTCCTTCATCTCCTTGTCCTGCTGTGCCTTTTCGGCAAATGCAGGATTCAACGCTGTAAGCATCTCATCGCAGCTTTTGATTACTTTCTGATGGTATTCCACAGATTCCACAACCCTTACACTACTTATTTTCATTGCTTCTATCTCTGCATTGATGGCATCCTTGCTTTCCGATACAACCACATTTCCGCCTACTTGGGAAAAGTCTGCTATACTAAGATTGGCTGGCAACTTTTGAAAATCAAGAGTATCATCTCCAACCTTAACTTTCACATCCACAACCATTTCATTTTGCGGAAGAGGATATGCTGTATATCCGTTCTGATATTTAGGAACAGGATTTGAAACACTTACCACAGTGCCCACATCACATCTTGGGTTTTCCCCTTTATGCAATATGAAAAACTGCTGTCCTTGTCGTATTGATTGAAACATACTTATTCTAACTTTTTAATATCATTTTACAGTGCTTCTAGCCTGTGCGGCAGTAGCAGGTGCAACGATATGATTAACTACTTGAAATATCCCATTACATTTGTCGTAATAGACAAAGTATTTATTCCCCTGTGAAATTTCACTAGACGGAATCTGATCCCCAGAACCGTTCACCAAAGGAACCTTGCTTGTGGATGTTGATGTGGTATTTGTCAATGTAGTAGCTACAGAAACAAGATACGCATCAGACCCAGCAGCAGGAACATGATTTACGCTTAAAAGCAAAATACCTTGATTTGGCAATCGTCTGAACAGACACGGGTTAATACCATAGATAACCTCTGAATTTGTCGTATCTGTCGTTACAGAAGATGTCCGAACAAACGGTATTCCTCCAAAGTCAAGTCTATGTACTCCTTTAAAACGGTTAGCGTTATATCCCATCATATAAGGATTAAAAAAATAACTCATAACTTTTCCCTTTCTTTAGAATTTTACTATTTTTGCATCGGGATAGATAGGAGCGATCAACCTATTGAAAAGGGTTTGCTAACGCCCTTCCCTCTTTTTCCTATGTTAGCATCACTAAAACTAGTTAGCAATGACAAACGAAGAATTTATTAAGAGCATCTCCTTGGAAGGAGAAATTTGGAAAGACGTAATCGGATATGAAGGATTATATATGGTTTCTTCATTTGGACGGGTTATCTCATTGGGAAGATTTATTTTACCTGGTAGAGGCGGAAAAGATAGATTTAAAAAACCTAAGTTAATACATCTATCTATAAATCAAAATGGATATTATAAATGCTCTTTATCTAAAATGGGTAAAATCTGTTATGTTAGAGTACACAGATTAGTTGGAGAAGCATTTATACCAAATCCAAATAAATATCCATGTATAGACCATATAGACACAAATACAAAAAACAATCATAAAGATAATCTTCGATGGTGTACGCGTAAAGTAAATCAAAATAATCCACTATCTTTAATAAAAATGTCTAAATCACATAAAGAAAGATGCAAGAAGGGACAAATGTATGTTCGCCCCATTGTTAGAATACCATTAACGGGTAATGATATCAAAATTTATAGTTCCATCAAAAATGCAGAATGTGATGGATTCTTACATCAAAGCATTTCTAAATGTTGTTTGAATCAGATGAATAAACATAGAGGATATAAATGGATGTACCTATCCGATTACGAAGCCCAATTCAATAAGTCAAAGAACTCTTAACTACATTTTAGCAATTGCAACCACAGTTGTCACCAGCAGCGTAACCTGCGCCAAAACCAGCCATGAACGGATAACCCCCATAGCAGCAATTTGGGTTAGGTACAAAATACGCTGGAACAGGGCACGGAGCCTTAAGTTGTCCAACTATATTTGCAGTCTGAGCCTGTTGAGAAGCAGCCAGAGCCAAATTGCTGTTTTCCTGACGTAAGTTCTGAATTTCACGTTGCATTTCTCTCTTTTCCAACTCGCAGAATCCACTTTGGATGATTTGAGTTTGAGCGTCAATCTTACTTGACAAGATGTTAAACTGAGTGTTTGTATTGCTTGTCAAAGTATTAGTCTGCTCTACAGTAGCCAAACGGCTATCACATCCTTGACGTTCAATAGCTGTACGGATATCGCAGCAGCAAGAAGCAAGCTGAGAACCGATAGCTGCACTATTGGACTGAATTGAGTTGATGATCTGTTGAGAGGAAAGACCTACCTGATTACCAACTTGCTGAATCTGTCCTTGAATTTGGCAGATAGCATTCTGCAACTGTTGAGTAGAGCAGTTCAAAGAGCTAGCCAACTGGTTGATAGCTGTTCCGTTTCCTTGAATAGCATTCATCAATAATTCACGTCCTGCTTCATTGTTCAATTGAGCAGGGATTCCGTTTGCTCCATTGCCAAACCCGTTACCGAATCCGTTACCACCCCACAGGAAGAAGAGCAGGATAATCCAGATCCAATAACAACCAGCACCACCCCAAGCGTCTTGATTTTTGTTTCCATTCATCAAGGCAGCTACAAGATTGGGGTCTAATCCTTTATTCTGCAACAGTGCAGGAATCATTGACATAATACCTGCGCTTTCTCCAGCGGCAGGATTGTCGAACATAAAAATTTTGTCTGAACCCATAATATTGTAATTTAATGTGTGTGTATTATAACTCCCGTAAAGACTGTGCACTCATCTTTACGAGTGTAAATTTACAACATGGATTGCCTAAACAAAAATAAAAATTTCGCAGTATAACCTATTGTGTTTCAGATAGTTTAAACTTGTTAAAATAAGTTATTTGCTTGTGTGTTGTTTTTCCTATTCGTATATTAGCGCAATAATTTTAAAATAGAGGAATTGAAGATGAAAGAATTAAAAAAATGGAATAATAATCCAATAAAGATTACGTATTTAATACCTAGTGGAAACAAGTATGCTTATATAAAATTAGGTGACACTGTTGATCTGACGAACGGAACATATAAAATAACCGCTTTGGATAATGAAGAAAACATTTTCCAAGCGGTTAATATGGAGAATAAAGATGATTGTGTTACAATGTATGCGTATGAGGTTGTCTAGCTTTTAGTCTTGTATTTGCCCCTTGACTTCTTTGGACGTATAAGCCCGTTGTTTTTAAGAGCATCCAATGTTTCTTTCAAATAAACGGGTTTTGTCATTCCTTGTACTCTCACGGGAGATAATAACGGTTGTACGGGATGAAACTTAGTGCCTTTGTATGTAAGCCTTGCAAACTCGGTGTCACTCACATCAAGATACTTTATGGCATTTTCTCTATCAAAATAAGACGGTATGATAGTTGATTTGTTTATTGCGTCAGTAAGGAAGTTGAACTGTTCCGCATCAACATTCGAGTTTCCGCTTTTCAATGCTAGAGATATTCCGTCAAGTAAGGAAGCTAATATAGTGTTATAATTCATGCCCATGACTTACTCGATAGATGATATGTTTGCTGTTCCCGTAACACTCACCTTGCTTCCTGGTGTGACTGAAAAATATTCCACCGTTCCTGCCGGGAGAAGCATTCCTGTTGGTGATATTCTGCTTGATCTGCTTTTCGTTTCCTGTACCAATGAGATACGGCATCCATCCGATGTCGCTACTCTTATAAGGTTTGACAATGCTGTGTATTCCTTGTCGGTTACATCTTCCGATGCTGATATTCTTGCAGCTACGATACCTTTTAACGCTTCATCCTTTGAAGCGTTTTTGGTGGAGAAATACCCACCTATCTGTTGTTTATCATTGTTTTCCATATCCTTTCAAGTAAGATTGTTTCACACTTTCGGCAAACTCGTTCAGCTTTACATAATCCGGGTCAAGTTTGTTTAAAATACCTTTTCTGAGAGCCGCTTCTTCCTCACCGTTGGGAAATTCATCCTTTATGGCGGCATCTACCGTTTTGTCGTATGATACAGGGTTCTTTACACGCTGTACATCGGCTTTCCACTTTTTGACGAACTTTTCCTGTACAATATTTCCCATATCGTCCGTTTCGGGTTCGTCAACTTGTTCAATGTTTAAATGAACATTGCTATATCCAGTGCCTAAATCAAAGATAAAGGCAGGCTTCTCGTCAAAAATCAAACCTCTTTCCATAGTTTAAATATCTAATGTTCCATCAAAATAATAACCCCTATTGAATTTTATGACAACATCTTCCAATGGTAAAAGGCTTTTGTCTACTTGGGAAAGGAATGCTCCTAATGTTTCGTATCCGCCTTTCACAAAGCATTTTTCTCCTTTGAACAGTATCTGCATTCTTACCCATGTACTATTGTCCTTCTTTGTAGATGGTCTTACATCAAAATCAAGAATGTCTATATGCTCATCGACAAGTTTGTCTATCTTTATATCCTTTCCGTCAAACTTTCTTGACACTCTTATATTTAAGTCACTAATCTTTGTCATGTGGCTATTATTATTAACTAAAACTTTATTAATTAAGTTTTTAGAATCACAGTGCATCAACATACCCATATAACTCGTAATTGATTTTGGGTTATTACGTTTTGACGCAAAGTTTTTCTTTATTCTCTTTCTTATTTTGGTATGACCGGGAGTAAAGACGAATCCACCGAAATCTATTCCTTCTGAAACGGGGAATATCCTGTAATTTTTCTTCATCTCCAGTTTCTTTTCATACCACAGGTAATTTCTTATCCTCCACAGCCATTCATGCAACTGTTTCTTGTCGTGGGATAATATCACCATATCATCGGCAAATCTGAAATAATGCTTTACTTTGAACTGCTCCTTTATAACATGATCCAAAGACCTTAATACCAAATGGCTTCCTATCTGAGCGTCAGGATTGCCAATAGCCAGACCTTTGTTGCTGTAATTAAGCGTATTCATAAGCCATAACGCATCCCTGTCTTTCAAGTCTTTGCTATATGCCTTCTTGTAAACGCTGTGTCTTACGGACGGATAAAACTTCTTAATATCCATTTTCAAAACGTATATTTTTCCGTTTTTGTCCATTTCAAGCAATGTCCGTTTCATCTTTCTCACAAGGGAGTGCTTTTTAACCTTACTTGTAATACCCCTTTTGGGCAGACAGTTATATGAATCAAGTGTAAGGCTTTTTGTCCATCTGTCCATCATGGGTATCAAAAGGCTGTGCTGGATAATCCTGTCCGGATAAAACGGGAGTTTGTGTATCTCCCTTACCTTTCCTGCATCAGTCACTTTCTCTATCACCTCATACTTGCTTACATGGTATGATTTGTCTTTGAGCATCTGATAAACATTCTGATGATATTCATCCTTATGTTTCTCATAATCCCTCACACCCCTGTGATTTCTCTTTCCTTTCTTTGCCTTTTCAGCAGCAGAGATAATATTATCCATACTGCCTATCGTTTCAAAAATATTATTCAATCTTTTCATCTTACGTGCTTTTCTTTGTCCGTTGAGCCAAAGATAACTAACTTTCCATATACCTACAACTGTAAATGTACTAATAAGTTCCCATCCTCAAACAATGGGTTGTCTTGACATTTTTCATCTTCCTGACGAGGCTTCTGTATAGCAGTAATTTTTTTAGCACGTTAGCTGCCACCGATGTTCGTGTTCGCGTTCGAAGGATCATGGTTCAAATTACCATTCCGCAGAGAACAATTGTCGTTGTTCGACTTACCACCAAAGTAAACACCACCATTCTACAGACCGCCTTTTTTCAACTAACCGCCTTTGACAGACTTATTTAACTTTGCTGACGCATTTGGTTAGATTTTTAATTATGCAAACTTAAACATTATTAATATATTTTGCAAGTTTTGGGAGGGGGATTTTTCACTTCGTGAAAAATTAGGGTTGGGTTATTGTACAACGAAAGCCGCCACCGATGACCGTGCTCGCGCCCGAAGGATCAAGGCCCAAATGACCATACCGCAGAGAACAAGAGCCGTTCGACCCACCACCAAAGTAAACACCACGCCTTCCAATCTTACCCGAACCTGCATTTCCCGTAAACCAGTTGTAATGACATTCCCCCGTGTGAAGATTGCTTCCCTTGACCTCTCCAATGAGCGAGTTCTCAAAGTTCTTCGTTATGTATCCTTCACCTCTAGCCATAGAACCGACAAAATCATACGTATTCTCAAATCCATAAGATTCCCCTGGATTCTTATCTGCGGCTACATTGTCTGTAGTCAGATTGTTTACGTCATAGGTCTGATAAATATCTATGGACGTAGAATCGTGCATGACACAATCTATCCCACTGTACCACATCCATATATCTCCCCAACCGGCAATACGTCCGCGAATGATAGGTTGCGTGAAGCATATTTCTATTTCACGGTCTGTCACTGCCGCATTATCCGGGATACTCCATCCGCTGGTAACAGTTGCAGTGACAAACTTGGCTACGATACCCGACATCTCCCCGTCAGCCAATCCGTTATGACCTTGGAAGTTGTAGTATTTGTATTTTGTGCTTTCATATTCAAACTCGGTGTCGGGAGAGACATTGTGTTCCTTTGCGTATGACATGGCAAGCTGTGCTTCAAACATCTTCATGCAAGGACGGTAGTTGTTTATGAGTTGTGAAAAATTGTAAGCAGTTCCTGTTTCTGATGCTTTAAATCCTTGCCCGTTCAACTTGTAATACACATAGGTCTGACCGTCCGCCTTCTTGAACCTGACGCCTGTCATTTTTCCCCAGCTTGACGCATCGGGGGCTGAATCGTTGGATGATATTCCTTTTCCGCAAACAGACTGTGAGTGCAGGTCTTTTGTCCTGAACTTAATGAACAGAAGCGTGCACCATACTTCAAGGTCAAGGGCGAACGCATTGGCGTAAGGATAGTTCTTTGTCGTATCTCCATTTTTGTTTCTAGCATACTTCTCAAAATCAAAACGTGATTCACTTGTTGTAGGCCACCCGTTTCCTTCCATTATGTTTACACCTAGATTTCCTGCTGACGCTGAACCCTGTATTGTATAGTCTATAATAGATCTCTGCTTTCCTTCCTTTATTGTAGAATAACCGATACTCATTCCGAACGGTTTTATCTCTATGGCCGTATCGCCACCGTATGTAAATGGAGCATCACCGACAAGCCTTCTTTCATACGTATCATCCGTTCCTCCGTTAATTACCCAGAAAGATTTGGTATTTACAAGCATAATATCGCTTCCATCATCTTCTACTTGTCCTTCTATTTCGGGCGCATAAGTTGAAGAACTAGTTATTACAATATTTGACGGGCTACCATCAGCCATTTTGAAGAAATTGGTCTGGTCCAGGAATCCTACTACCTTACCGTCTTTTACCTTTGCCACACGGAAAGAGTTGAGGATGGGATGGGATGTCTTGAACTCTTCCTTTCCTATCCATGTCTGAAACACAGGGTCTGTCTGCCCTCTTCTCATCTCCACTCCATACATATTACCCTGCTGCATCTTTATCTGTTCGAGAAGCGTTTTGTAGTCATTGGTGAAGTCGTTTGTGGATAACGCCTTACCGTCCACTTTGTCTACCTTCTTGTCTAGGGCTGCTTTCTGCGCGGTGGATACAGGCTTTTCTGCATCGGACGTATTGTCCACCTTTGACAGACCTATATTATCTTTCGTTATATTGACATTGCCCGTCCTGTAAGACTGTTCGGCATTACCTTTCACGCCTATGACGGTATTCTTCTGTGCGCCTTTCTCTATTTCGTCAAGTTTGGTTTTTAACTGGGTAGTAAAGTTGTTGTCGGTATGGACATAGTCTTCGTCCATTACCATGCCTTGTCTTATCTTGGACACCGTGACGGATTTGTTCTCTTTAGGGCTTCCCGTCACACATGGTATCATCTCTTCTCCCGTAGCTGTTTCAACAGGAGGCATCTGTGAAATTTTAATATTATCTTCCATTTTTTTATTCTTTTAGTATTAAACCATCGTTTTCAAGCAATATGCTGTATCCATTTTCAGTGATTACGGTATTCCGAAGAACCTCTAGCGTTATCCTTGAATCAGCAAGCTTCCATGAATTGTCAGAAAACGGCATATACCCGTCTTTCTTTACAGACAGCGACATCGTGCTATTTACCATACCTCGTACTTTCACTGTACCGTCAGACAATGTTTTGTACTGTACACCTTCCACCGTGACCGTTGCGTCCTGTATGGGTGAGCCGGATACGTCCACCACCGTTATTGTCACGATAGCCTTTGGTATATAGTAATCAATCAAATCCTGTTCGGTGAATCCGTCATTCTGTTTGGTGGGAACTGAATCGAATCCTATGGAGTTGTAGAAAGCTGAACTAATCCATCCGCTATCATGGTCAGTATTGCTAAAGAATACAGGAGTTTTAGTTTTATCACCTGTCACATCATTGTTTACTATGGTGATTATTTGCTTTTTGTTTAACAAAGCGGAAACTATTGTAGATTCATTCAGTGTTCCATCAATATAGGTCTTGCCGTTTGAGTTCCTACTATTATAAGCAATACTACCTTTGTCATTGAATACGGCAAACAGCCAAGGTTCAGTAGTATTCAGTCTTTGGTCATAGATAAACTTTCCATCAATGAACGGATTAATAGTAGTAAACAACACCTTAACGCCATGCTGTAAGTTCTGTATTTGCCCATAATCATCTACCCCATCAGTTACTAGGGCGTTGGGATATCTAGGTATAAACTCTATTGTTACGTCCATATCTCCTATATCCCCTGTAACTCCTATGGCGTTATACAATGAAGTGGTTCCTTCGGGATAGGTTAATGTCACCTCATGTTCCCCGTTGTCAAAGGTATAAAATCCGCCATTTCTGTTTACCAAACTAACTTGTCTGCCATCAGAAAGACCTGTAACCTTAAACTTATGCGTTGGGTTAGAGTTTGCCGGAACTATGTTTACCATGTTATCTGTGGTGGATAGTTTCTTAGTAATATGTATAACCCTGTTATCCGTAACAGTAACATTTGCTCTATCGGGTAGAATATTGGTGCTAGAAATGTCATACCCTCCCACACCGCTCATTGCAGCGAACAGGAAATTGTTAAGTTTCAATCGTCTGTTGTTTCCACTGAAATCCTGCAAGTATGGATTGGCTTTTAGTATCTTGTTTGTGGGAACGGATTGTTTTGTAGGTATTTCTTCTACCACAATATTACAATCCACATCATTTACATTGTCACCTGCCAAATAAAATCCAGGATAAGATGAGTTTGTTGTACTACTATTCTTGTATTCAGGTATGTCATATTCTCCATCAGAAGTTATCTGAATACTAACATACCCTAATCGTCCTTTCATAGTAAATCCCTCGGGCAATCCTGTTACACGTATTTTATAAGATTCTACATATTGTAACGGTTTTACAATTATTTGCCAAAATGCAATATTATTGTTATTTGTAGGTGTATGGGTTATTATACACTTATTTATAGCATTATCATAAGTTAATTTTCCACCACCATTAACAAAAGGATTTGCATAAGTAACGTCGGGAACATAAACATCCACAGGCTTTGACATATCATACCAAAACACCATGTGTTCTTTCACCCATTTTTCTATCACCTTGCTTATGTCGGTTTTTCCTGTACCTGCCGATTTTACAAGTCCAAGTTTTCCTATGTTAAAAAAACCTATTTTTCTCATTTTTCGTCCATTTTAACCCACTCATCAGATAAAAGCAGCTTCTCAAACTCTCTTGTGCCTGTGTCGTATGTATCGTAAGGGAAAGGGTGTTCCGTTCCGTCCTCAGGTAACGTCATAGGCATCACTTCCATAACCTTCTCGGTATGGATCATATAATACAGACCGTCTGTCGATCGTCTGAAAACGGACAGATCATCTTCCGAAAACATAATCTCGGCATCTATTTTTGGTACTATAGAAAACTGCATATTATGAATTTTATCTATTATCGCAAAGATAATTAAAAAAAAGTTAAACGTATTGGTTGCATACAGTTTTATGTCGTATATTTGCTGAAAATTTAAAAAAAATATAGCGATGAATGTATTGAGTTTATGTGACGGGATAGCTTGCGGACGTATTGCACTAGAAAGAATGGGATATACAGTGGAAAGATATTGATTTACTGATTGGCGGAACACCATGTCAGGATTTTTCACAGTTAGGGAAAGAGAAACTGAACTTCGATGGCGAACGTTCGGGATTGTTCTTTGAATACGTCAATATACTTAACCACATCAGACAGTTTAACCCTAACATAAAGTTCATGCTTGAAAATGTGAAGATGAAATCCGATTGGGCTGACTTTATTTCGTCACATCTTGGAGTAGACTATGTGTATATCAACAGTTCCGATTTCTCCGCGCAAATGAGAGCAAGATACTACTGGTGTAATTGGGAAATACCTGCATGGAAGGACAAGGGAATATTGTTCAAGGACATCATCACGGACGGGTATGTGGAGAAAGACAAGTCATGGTGTATGCTTGAATCATGGAACAGGTTTGCCAAGAACCCCGAATCACTGTTGAGAAGATATAAAAAATCACTTACACCGCTTATATTCAAATCACCCGACTGTAATCCAGAAAAAGGATTCAGAACGCCAAATATTACGGAAGCGGAAAGATTACAGACCGTACCCGAAGGATACACCAAGTCGGTACAGCCACATATAGGCATGGGTCTGTTAGGAAACGGATGGACAATAGATGTTATTAGTCATGTTTTTAAAGGACTTATATCATAAAAAAAGTCAGATAAGTGGATTTATTATGGAAATAAAGAATGGAATAATAATAGATGGTGTGTTGCATGAAATGAGCAAAACATTCAATGAAAATTTCGATTGCAGCGAATGTTCATTGTGTAAAGAATGCAAAGAGTGTAAGATGGAGCATGAATCATACCTGTGTAATGTGATGGGATGTTTCTGTTTTGTCAATCGTGGCAAAGTAACGGATATTAAAACAGAGGAGGAAAAGAAATGAAACAGACATTAGAAAAAGCGGCTCATTCTTTCGCTGAAAGCAGAAGCAGCGGAAGTATGTTTCCGGCATATTATATGGGGTTTATCGCTGGCGCAGAGTGGCAGAAAGAACAAGCTATCGAAGTTCTTTCCTCCGTTTTAGAGAATTGGGTACATGGCGGTGATGCAGACTGTATCATTGCGGAGTTTGAGGAAAAACTAATGAAAACGAAATAAACACTCCCCCTTGCTGGTAAACGGCAAGGGGGATGATTGTGCTTATAACCCAGGACCCATAGAAAGAAGCAATGTACTTCCCTTATATGCAGCACTGTTAAGGCTTACCCATACCCTTGCAGTTCCTGCATTAATCAGTTCCGATGATATTAATATTCTCACCTTCTTGTCAATGCTGGAATTGGCGGATACTTGGAAATTTTCTATTGTTTCTCTTGATTCACCTATAACCATAGGATCTTCAAATTTCTTACTTGCAAACCTAGACATACAACTATTATTACGGAAAGAAATAAGGCTACTCGAACCGTTTCTTACTCTTACGGTAACTTCAATATATCCCATAACGGATGGCATCACTCCACCAAGTATTGTTATGCTTACGTAAGAACCAACTATCTCTATATCTCTTTTACTTACCATTGGTACGGAATATGCTATATGAGCAATATCGGGATCATCCTGCTTCAATATAGCTGTACTAAGGAAAGGATAAACTTCCCAATCACCAGCAGTCATACCCCACGAGTTTACAGTAACCGTAGCGTATCCTGTTCCTATCTTCTTGTCGGCAGTAACACGCCTAGACATCTGACTGGTCTTGTGCTTAACATAGACACCGAAATAGCAATCAGCTATCTCGGCAAAGTCACCCATGTTAAGAAAATCAGTATCATGCCCCTCCGATGGCATCATTATAGCCGCAGAACAGACAAAATTACTACTTGTAAACTGATTGGTAGCAGTATCCGGGCAGGAGAATCTACTTATCGGTGGACTGGCAAGATGGTTGTATCCGTTAAAGTCGGTAAGGCGAAATGGAAACTTCCCTCCTGTAGGTGGGGTGTATTCCCATCCGTTCATGCTTCCATCAGCGTGTTTTGGCGCATCCCAGTATCCTGCCATTTGGAAAGGCTTGACACCACAGTTTCCATCCCATCCTTGCCACCATTTTTCATCTGGTCCAGGAGCAAGGCTTTCATATCTTACAGGCTTGTACCGTGCCCACGGGTTTATTTTTCCGTGGGTGTTTGCACAAGCGTATCCTAAATCATAATCCCCACCAACACTGCCTATGCCAAGAGTGGCGAAAACGTCACCATCAAGGTTTATCGGGGCTGTAATCTTTCCGTTAGAATGACTCATGTTACTTTTCCTCCTGCTCTTTTACGGTAACATATCCCGAAACAAGCACAGTCTTTCCATGACAGTTAAGGATATCACAACAAATGTCACCTTTGATAACAATAGCATTACTAAAATCCCATCCATCTTTTTCGCTCATGGTATATATTATGCCACTTGCCCATTTATTACATTTCACATTACCTTCAATGTAAATGTCAACTTTTTTATTATTTTCTTCCATATCGCAAATATACTAATTAATTCCTAATCTCTTTTCCAATTCTCTTACTCTTTTCTTTAATCTTGTAACTTCATCGTCAACTTCCTGCAAACCTTTCCATACAACGGGGATAAGTCTTTCATAATCTATGGTGTAATAGTCCTTGAATATGTCACTGACCCACTGACTGTAACCGCCGGAAAGTAAATCCTGGGCGATAAGACCATAATTCCATTTTTTATGATTGAATATCTCGGAATTTCTCTTGGCAAGATTGTTCCAGTGATATTTCACGCTCTGGAATTTGCGGATAATACCCATAGCGTCATAATCCTGAATATCGGTTTTCAACCTTATATCGGAAGAGGACGCTTTGGCGGTTATTGCTCCGGTTGCGATGATATTAGCACTACTTGTAATATTCTTTCTTGCATATATTCCTCCACTGGTTGATATTGCAGTAGCTGTACTAAAATCAGTATTATCTCCATTTTCAACATAAAATCTCTTTCTCCCGAACACTCTCACCCATGAACTGTCTTGCATATATATTCCACCACCATAATTCTGATGATACCACCCTGAATTTCCTGTGCTTCTGAACCAATCGCTGCATTGGATGGAACTTGGGAGTTTTAAATATACATTACTACCACCATTTACATTAACGCCAGCACCTGTATGGGAGGAATTATGGTCTTGTATATAGAATGTTCTGGCAGTAGTCCACACATCCGCACTAGAAGCCCTACTGTCAGCCAGTGTAGAAGCACCTCCTGCCGATACAGCCACAGACGTATTGGATGTGGATCGCAGTTCTCTCCATGCGGAAACGTTAGCACCGTAAGCCCAATATTGGTATTGTATGTGCCCATTGTGGTATGAACCAATCTGACGCACCTGCAATTCAAAATTGTTTGTCCCTACACGTACAAGGCGAATATTATCCATTCCTTTTGCGAATGTAGGAAGATAAAGACGTGCTGAATTTGAAATATCTCCTACATTGCTGTCAGAAGCAGAAGGTCCACTTCTCATTTGGAAAATGGCACAGAAGTGGTAATATCTGACTTCTTCCTGTGCATGTTTTCCATAGGCGTACCATATCCTTCCCCAAACCGTTACTGACCTATACGGTCCGGCTCCCGATTCAGAACAAGCGAATATCTTTTTCCAACCATTATCAGTACCACCTAGAGCGAACTGTAATGAATAAGTAGCGGTGGAATTATAATTTCTAGGTATATCCATTATATGCCAATTATCCAACAAGTCCGCATTTAAATTGGTATTCAATGTAGTAGAAGAACATTGGTAAGGTGCGGTTCCTGTACCTACAGTGGATACAAATCTACTTGATTCAGCATAATTACCTATTACAACCTTGTTATCTTGCAGTACGATATTACATAATACATTATTGCTTGAATTTCTTGAATCAATCCAAACATAGGAACTTCCACCGCCCAATACCAACCGTCTAGTCGAATTCCAGTTTGCAGCAAGATAACCATGATGAGATATAATAGTATTGAATACATCTAATGCCCCTCTTCTAACATCCAACCACATGGCATTGTTTCCTTGTGCCACAAACATTCCGCTAATAGTAGGATACCAACCTATTCCATTCCAAGAACCAAAACGTAAATTCGCATCGGTTGAAGAAGCTGTATCACCACCATCATGAATCCAATTACCCGAAGTTTTAACTACTCTTGTTCCATGAGGAAAATAAAATCCTTTGTTGGTCTCCATCGCCAAATCCCCTGTCATGGTGTCCCCCGACTTCTTTACGTAACGTCCGTCAGAATAGCTGGCGTAGTTTACACTGTCAAGTAACATTCTCCAAGGTCTTTTATCATTATGAAATCCGCTTCTGTATTGAATACCATTAGTGGGTGAATTTGACGCTGAGGACGTGTGATTATACCATATATCTAATCTTGGACCACTTGCTGGTAAAGATACGACAGCCCCATAATCATATATAGGATTAGCCATTCCGTCAGGCTTTGCATTATTGTACTGTCTTATACCTATCTGTGACCACAATGTATTATAGCCGTCAATGCCATAAGTATCTCGGTGTCTTAAAAACGAATTTTCATGCAATCCGTCAAGAAGGTCTGCATTAAGATTACCCACAACAGTATTACTTGCCACAATAAATGGAGCAACACCACTTGCTACGGTAGACCTAAACGGAACATAACTTGTAACCATGTTCGCTGCTATGCCAAATAAACTTTTCAAGGCAGAACTTGTACATACGTCCTCCACTGAACCCCATAAAGGTGATGTGTATGTTTGGAACAGGTGGGCAGCGGCTATATGACGTATTCTATCCGGACCCACATTACTTACATTTACAGCTTCATTACCGTTACCTATGTCATTCCCTTTAAATAATACCAGTTCACTACTTTCTGTACCACCCCAAAGTCTTTCGGCAATAAATGTATGATTATAACCACCCGGTGAATTTCCTGTCGTTCCGTAGAACAATATGGCATTTGGGGAAGTACCGTTTCCTATCTCCAAATTACCGCTCATCGTTATAGTTCCCACACCTGTCATGTTTCCGCTTACGTTGGCTGTACCGTCAAATGACTGCCCCCATAAAGTCCTTGGGGTTTGCAATTTTTTAGCCACCTCGGAAGAGTTCTGCAAGGGCGCAAATACAGGATTAACATAAGTGCTCCATGATGGTGCATTTGTATCGCCTCGGTATAGTGTTATAGCCGTATTAGCCTCTCCGTATCGGTCATGGCTGTATAATAGATTGGCTTGTATTACGGAATAGTTGTTTCCACCATGACAGTAAAGTTCTATGTTTCTCTTTTCCGCATCGTGATAGATACGTATGTTTGACGTATTGATGTTGTATGATGCTATCAATAGACCTTGTACATAGGAACCACCCCTAGTTCTAACAACCAACAGACCAAACAAATCGTCAAAGGCTGAGTGAAGCACAAAGCAAACGTCTGTCATTGTTTCCGTATTACGTATGGAGTATGTAGCTATTCTACACCATGCAGGTTTAGTGCCTACTACCGTATATCCGTATTTTATAAGGGCGTTTGATGTGCCGAACGCATGGTATCCGTCCAACAAATCCGCACTTAGATTATCTACGGTTGTATTGCTTGAAACTATCAAAGGTGATAACCCTGTGGCAACAGTTGACATGAATCTAGGTGCTCTTACATCATTTGGAGTGACACGTAAAACTAGTTTGTTGTTATGGTCTACGACACCAAATCCTGCACTATCCGTACTACTTCCTCTAAGGTTTCCTATATACCAGTAGGTGTCATACCAGTTGAACCTTAATCCGTTTCTTATAGAAGTAAGCCCACCATCATCGTTCTTGATAACTCCGTTATCTTTATAGATATTGGTAATATCACAATTTTCCACTCCCTTGAATACGATTGCGCCGGAAGTGGAAGCGGATGTAAGGGTTCCAGTCATAGTATCTCCAGCCTTTTTCACCCATCTACCGTCCAATACGGAAGTAGGGATATGACTTGCATCTATGACTTTACTTGAATCAGCCTTTTTCAATTCAGCCCACATAGCGTCAGCGTCAAGTCCTCCCTGCCCAGCCATGTCGTACAGTTTCTTTATCGTGTACGCATTAAACGTATTGTCAAGGTCTGAATCGGAGAAGGTTGTGCCGTCAGTAAGGTTTGCGAAGCTGTAAACGGTATTTACAACACCGCTGCCACCACCGCTACCACCTGTTTTCACTCCAAGAGCAGATACCCAACCGTCCGAGTAGAATCCTACCGTGTTTCCGTCTGTTCTATGCTTCACTCTCAGAGCCTTGTTTGCAGAATCGTAAACAAGTTGGGCATCTCCTATCGTAATGGTATTTGTTGACACTGATGGTGCTTGAACATTTCCTGCCTTATTAATCCAAACAGCACCTTCCGTATTATTGTGCCCATTAGGTCTTAGATTTATACTTCCATCTCCGAAGCTAGCTAGTATTGTATGACCGTCTGAGTTTCTTAATACTACATTTGAATCAGTATATGTTATACCACCGTTATTATTGAATACTATATTCTGACTAAACGTTTTTCTTCCCGAAATAGTCTGAGCAGTAGTCAAGGTAACGGCATCAGTAATCCCGTACCCTGCCAAAGTGGTAGGATTATCACCAACTGTAACACGCCCGTAGGTGTCTACTGTAACTTTCGTATATGTACCAGCCTTCACCCCCGTGGTAGCTAGTGACAATGTGCGGTTTGCGGACAGGTTTCCACCTCCCGTAAGACCAGTTCCTGCGCTTATCGTTATGGTCTTGTCCGCTTTCAGTGCGAGAAGTTCAGCTAGATTATCGCTTTCCGTAAGACCGTCAAGAAATGCTTCAAGTTCCTTCCATTTGTTGATAATGTTATCAGCATCGCTTCCTTCTAGGAAGTTGTTCAGCTTATTGCTTAACTGTGTTACGGTATTATTCAGCGTACCCAAGTCCTGTTGTCTAGCGAATGTTTCCCCGAATACGGCAGTAATGGTTTTTCCGTCAGAACTAAGTGTCATGTCTGTTACGGCATTTCCACTCCCCGACTGGGTGATGTTCTTTATACCACCACCTTCCTTCGCCATTTTCCAAATCTCGTTTATCGTGTACGCATTAAACGTATTGTCAAGGTCTGAATCGGAGAAGGTTGTGCCGAGATTGGAAAAACCATATACGTTTTTCACAAGTCCGTCACCACCGCTTCCTCCGCTTCCTCCGGGAGATACGCCCAAAGCGGAAATCCATCCTCTGGTATAGAAGCCTATTTCCGTACTTCCATCTATATGCTCAAATGTTACTGCCTTGTTTACGGAATCATATATAATCTTTATATCGCCAACCTGCAACGCCTGTGTTTTCACCGTGCCGCTTATGTTGGCATCTACAGCGTAAATATTTTCCCATCTTTTCGATTCAAGACCAAGAGTGGATGCGTTGTTCACGCTAGGAACTACATTTGCCGTAGACAACTGACCAGTGAATATCTTGCTTGCAGTAACTGTCTGTTCCGTATCAAGCGTTACAAATTTATTGTCAGGAAGATGGGATATGTGAATTTTCTTTGTCGGATCATCCTTTCCCAACTCCTGCCACAATTTGTCCGTATTCATTCCGCCTTCCTTGGCTAGCTTCCATATCTCGTTGATGGTATATGCGTTGAATGTATTGCTAAGGTTGGAATCGTCAAACGTCTTACCTAAATCGGCAAATCCGTACACGACCTTAATCAGTCCGCCTTCACCACCTCCCGGTTCTCCGCTACCACTCTGTGCGCCCAACGCTGATATCCATTGGTTTGTATAGAACGCTGACTTGCATCGTAACGCTTGGTTTACTTCATCCCATTCAAACCATCCGTTGAACTTCTGAAACGATGCAATAAGGTCATTAAGTAGCTGTTCAGAGAAAATATTTGTTCCGCTTCCCGTACCACTTCCACCCAATGTTACATTTGTCGTATTCTGTGTTGAAGCGGTCTGATTCTCCTGTGCCAGCCGTTCATAGAAAGACAGTATCTTTCTTCTTGCAATGGTGCATGAATATGACGGGAACATATTCTCCTTGGAATATTTAATTTCCAAAGACTGTATCTGCAACTGCATATCCACTATCTGACCGTTATCAGAGAAATCGAACACGCCTATTCCATCATCCCTTACCTTTAGCATATTTCCTTCTATGAAGTCAATGAAAAGGTTAGGATGCTCTGCGACAAATCCGCTAGATATGTCAAGTGAAACGGTTCGGTTCTCATGGTCATATCTTGACAGGTAGTCAAGAGCCGCCTTTTCAAGCGTGTTCTCAGCCATTGTCACATAAGATTCGGGCATGACGATATTCAGAATGACAAACTCCGTTCCTGCTGCAATTGAAGGAGATTTACCATCTGTGTAAAGGGGAAGTTTGGCATTGTCGCTATCTGTTCTGTAACATGATATTTTATATCGTGCCCCCTTGTTGAACATGGCAACATCCTCTTCCGTTTCTCCCGTATCACCGTTCACCTCACCGTAAAGAGGAATAATACCGTTTTTGTTTATCTTAAATTCCGTGCCTGTATAAGTTCCTGTACGCATACTGAACACCGCATCCGTCACAGAAGCGTATTTGTAATAGAACCTGTCCTGTGAACCGTCCTGATTACCGAAATGTATGTTGCAGGTCATTTCCTCACTAAAGCCTATCTTACAGCTTCCGGCAGGAACATCTGAATCAAACGTGAACTCAACACGTATGGTGACTGTCGTATTCTGACCTTTTTCTATATATCCTACAAGAGAGGTCTTGTCGTAAGGTATTTCAAGCATACCAGTAGCACCTTCCTCTCCGATAACAACCTCTTTCAAAGGAGAAGCCTGACCCAATACACGGTTTAAAACCATACGTAGGTTAATCTTCACCTTTTTCCCTACAGCATCACTTCCTATAGGTAATATACTGAAAAGCATCTTCCCGGAGAATGTGGCAGTAACCTTTACAGGCTGGTCATAATATGCCCTTGTACCATATATATCAAAACGCTCGAAATCCCTGTACTTGTCAAACATAGCATGGGGTTTGTACTGGGGCTGCACATTGTCGTTTATCTTGCCGGATGAATCACCGTCCTCATACACCTTGTACCCTAGGTTGAATCCGGGAGAGGTCATATAAATGAAGAAACTGTCACTATCATCACTCTTTATAGGAGTAGACCCGATAATCTTATCTATCCGTGTAGATGCGCTAGCACCCTCACCTGCCACCTTTCCCGATTGAGGGTCTGGTTCTCCGTCAGACTTGTATGTATCCCATTCTGGAAGTCCTGACGGGTACAGATCACCAAGTTTTTTCCCTCTGATGGAAGGATATATCCCACTGAACGTGTTTGATATGGTTTTTCCTCTCACACCATAGTTCTTCAATCCGTATTCGCTGTCAATATAATATCTTATATTCCCGTCAGAATCATTCGGAAGAAGGATGTACGGGCAATAGCGTGATTCATCGGCAGGCTTAGCGTCTTTCTTGTATTCGGGAGGAACGTTCCTGCTTCCACCTTGTGGTATGATTCGGGTTATGACAGGTGTGCTTGTATCTACGGAAGAGGAAACTTTTACAGCACCCCCACCGTCACCCTGCTTGAATGTCCAGTTTACGGACGGTCTTGTCTTGTCCGTAATGGTTATTATCCCACCGTTCGCTGTCGTTGAGAAGTAATAATTGAGATAAAACTTGTCATAGAAGTTCTTCAATGCTTCAAACAGGTTGGTCCCATCGGTTATATCAATCATATCCTCCGTCAGTTCGCCTTCCGCATCCACGTTGAGCGTCCATGTGCCAATGCCTGTATATCCTGCACCCAATGACGCATTGTAAGATTCTATATTCGCTTCTATACGTGCGGCAAGCTGTTTTGCATCACCCCAGAACTGGAACAGACCGCCATGAGTGTATCTTATCTTATTTATTTCCCCACCTGTTCCGCTTACTATGTCAAGAAATGCCACATTCTGCAAAAGCACCTCCTTACCGTAAAACAGAAGGGAGTATTTGTATTTTCCTGCTTCGTTAAGATTATCTCCCGATGGGGCTTGGTACAGGATGAATGTATTACCGTTATATACGACTGTATCGTATTCCGATTCACTCTTTGAGTTGTATGCCTTGAACTCTATCGGAACAACGGAAACGACTTCACAAGTCAATTTTCTCACTTCCTGCAAAGACGGGCTGTATGAAAAATCAGCACTCTCCGCAATAACCCTATTTCCTCTTTTAATCTGTAAAATCATTGGTCTTTAAAGCGTTGGTTGGTCAATACTGAAATTTAACGAAAATGTATAGGCGGACACAAGTCGGTCCGGGTTCTGCAAGTCCTGAACGTCCTGATAACTCATCTTTGCACCTGTTTCAAAACCCGTGCATCTTATCACCTGCTTTGCCGATTCTCCCCATACATCATTCCATATAGAGAAAGAGGATGAACCGTATGGCGTACCGGGAGTGGCAGGTATCACATTGGTTATATATGAATAGAACGAACGGATATTCGTCTTTACCGTTTCCACATCTCCCAAAGCGGCAAATGTTATGCTTCCTTCCGTTGGCTGGTAAACAGGCGTGACAGGTTCGTACACCTTCTGACCGTTCTTGTCATACCATTTTTCGGCATAGGCTTCCTTTCTTGTCGGCAAATCCCATAATCCCTTGCTTTCAAGTATATACAGCCTGTATGTGGCATACAAATCCTTTGCCGTATCGCTTCCTTTCTTTATAAAATATTTAGATATAGCCATTCGTGTACATTGTTTATTAGTGCAAAAATAACAAAAATAGTCTTAGAAACCATCTAGTTTTAAAAAATAATTTTCTATATTTGCATCACAATCGGTGCTTTGGATGAGTGGTTTAGTCAACGGTCTGCAAAACCGACAACAGCGGTTCGATTCCGCTAAGCACCTCAAGTGATTGGATTTTTTTTTGTTCATAATCAAACTGGAACGCCCTGCCAACTGTGAAGCTAGCAGGGCGTTTGTTTTAGTCAATTATAACTTTTATCGCATTTCCGCCTGACCTTGGGGCAATGGAAACGACACTCAGAAGTGCTGTCTTTATCGCCATAGTTGCGGCAAGCTGCTGGGTGAGAACCTCCAACTGTGACTGCTGTATGGCTGTCATGTTCGTTCCTCCCGTTCCTGCCGAACCACCATTTAACGATACCAACTGACGGAGAAGATCGCTTTGTACAACCATTTCGTATCTCATCCCGTTAAGATACCCCAACGCTTGATTAAATGCATTCTCGTCAACTCCTGCAATGGCATTGGACAGACCTTCCGCATTTTCCTCCGTTTCAGTAAGCATACCACCAAGGGCGTTGTTTATCTCATTGACTACACCTCCGGCTTCCGCAAAGGCTGATTCCAATGAACCCATTACATTTCCTAGTATTATAAGTTCATCCTTATCTATCTTGTTATCCGCAAACATACCACCTTTGCCGTCTGCTCCGAACAATGTGGTCTGTACCTGTTGCATTGCCTTTTCTATGTATTGTTGCTGTACCCAACTCTTAACAACATCTCTCATAACGTCTGCCACAGTGTCCTTATAAGCCTTTGCAGCATCCTCGCCTTTCAGCCATGCTTCAACAAGAGCATCACCTATCTGACTAGCCCAGTCTTTCAAGTCAATACTATACAACTCACTGGCAAGTGTTTCTGTATAATATCTTATCTCGTACTCTAATTCTTTTATGGTCTGTTTGTATCCTTCTACCTTTTCCCTGTCGGACTTTTTCTTATCTTCTTCGGCAGCAAGAATATCCTTTTGAATCTGCAACTGTTCTTTTAAGTTGGAAACCTGTTGGGATGTCACCTCATCAAGTCTTGCCGGGTCTATAATGTGCTCAAATTCCTTTTCAAGCATATTATATATATTGGTCAACTTCTTTGATTCAAATTCAAGATCTTCTATATGCTTTTGGAGCCTTTTGTCATGCTGTCTGTTAAATGTAGCGATAACATCAAGAGGCATGGATATTGCCGAGCCTATCGCACCAAATAAATCACCGCTTTTGAATGAATCCCATGATTTCTTCACTCCTTCATTCATAACTCCCATAGCTTCCGAGAACTGATTCATCTCGCGCATGAAACCACTGTCAGTATCCTTACCCATAGAATCCATAAGGTTGGACACGGATGAGATTATCTGCTGAATAGCCCTAATGGCATTGTATATGTTGGTTATGATAAAGTCAATAAGATTCACCGTCTGCAAAGCATTCTGTGCGGCAGCCATCATTCCTTTACCAGTCTTGACAGCTTCCTGTCCGCTCTTGTATCTTGATTCGGCTTCCGACTTGGCACTCAAAGCAGCATTGGCAGCTTCTTCATCACCGTTCTTCATCGCGTCCTCGTATGCCTTGGAAGCATTTTCGATGTCAGCCATAGCCTGTTGCATATCATTCATGCCTGCCATCATCTTTGACTTTCCTGCATCATAACGCTTGTTGTACAGACCGTCAAGACCTTCTTTCATGTACGTCTGCAAGTCAGACTGGTTATTCTTCATCATCTTCTCTATCTGCTTGTCCACACGTTCAAGTTCTTTCATGTATTCCTTTGCGCTGATAGCACCGGATCTAAATGCGCTGTTGAGCATTTCCCTTACCTTGTCAGCTACAGTATTTGCAGCTTCCATAGACATCGCTTCAACAGCACCGAAGAAGTTCTGATAGTCTGTGGTCAGCTTGAACAAGTCCATCTCTTCGCTTTTCTGCAAGGCGGAAGATAAGGATGTGTTGCCCATACCCTTTGCCGTTTCAATCCTTTGACGGTACTTCTCTCTAATAATATCAACCTGTGTATAGTCGTCACCATATTTTTCAAGGTCATTAGCATATTGCTTTGCCATCTCACCAAAGTAGCCTTTCCATGCGTCAATCATTCCTTGTATAACCTCTTTCTGATCTTCTCCGATATTCTTATTCCCCTTAATTGCCTCCTGTATCTGATTTATATACTGGTTCATTGAGGTGAATGAAGATGTGTCGGGCACGACAGAAACGCCAAGGTCAAGATTCATTCCTGCCAATGCGGATTGCAGATTATTATATATACCTGCCGCAAAACTTTCAGCCATAGTGGATGTGTCACCACTAAACTGAACCGCAAGGTCTAAGGCAAGTTCGGAATCACCCGTTATCCCAAGTATGTCACTGTAAAAGTCATACTTGTTCCTGTATCTGTCAAACTCATCCGTAATTCTTTTCATTACCTTCTTGGCTGCATTAACATAAATTTCAGAGGACAATTCGGCTGCTTTCCTTGCATTTTTAACAGCATCCTGTGGAACACGTGTTTCCAATTCCTTTGCAGCCTTGTTATAATTGTCAACAATAGCCTGTTTGTCATATACAAGGTCTACACCAAGTTTTAACGCCTGTGAACCATATATGGCTTCAATCTGCTTTTTGGCTTCTTCCTTACCTATGTTAATGCTCAAATCCTTGAACTTGGAATAGGCGGATTCAAGCAATGACAACCTGTTTTTCCAAAGGTCAGCAAGAGGATCTCTTTTTTTTGCTTCCTTCTTCTGTTTTTCTAGTTCAAGATTAAATTGTTTTGCTGTTCCTGTAGCTTTCGACATCGCTTCATTGGCAGCGTTAATCTCATATACCGTCTGTTGTACTTGCTCGGCTTCATAAGGGCTTACAATGCCTGTAATTTGATACTCATCTCCAAGTTTCTTAACCTTTCCTTGGCTAACATACATATCAATGGTACGCTGTAAATTTTCTATTGAACTTTTGGCGTCCTTATATTCCTGTTTTACCGATTTAAAGTAATCCTCCATAGATTTCACATCGGCAGCCTTTATAGCAATAGTCCATTTATGCCCTGTAATTTCGTCAAGAGATTTTTTCCATCCCGTCAATCCTTCTTGTGCTTCCTTATCGTCAAGTTCTATTTTAACAGCATATTTTTTGTCAATAAATTCATTAAACAATTTTTTAGCATTCTCCCCAAGTTCGCTAGTTGTGGCAAAATTTTCAGATTGAATCCTTATAAAGTCCTTTTGAGCATCATTTAATTTATTTGGGTCAATACCAGCAAATACTTTTTTCAATTCTTTATCAAGGCTGTTTGCAAAAACATTAAATGATTTTTCAAGTTCTTCAGTTTCACCCATTATACCCATCTTCAATTTCTCATATTCCTTCAACAATTCCTCACTGTCAAAATGGGCTTTGTTCTTGAATATTTCAAATGTCCGTGCATCTCCTGACGTTTCAGCCAAAGAACGTATCTTCTCGACAATAGTAGCTGCCGAAGCCCCTTTGTTTATCAGTTCGGTAAGTTCGTTTCTCCATTCCTTAGTACCCTTACCCATATTTATAATTTCCTTGGATGCCTGTACTATCTGCCCACGAAACTCTTCTATATCCTTACTTGCCGAAGTTAGTTTTACAGACGATTTCTCATAATCTTTAAGCATATCGGAGAATGAATCACCAAATACGCCTGTAGATGTTGCCTTGTCTGCCTTGAACAATATGTCCGCATTTTCGGCAGCACGTTTATAAACTTGCTCTAGTTCCGATGCTGACTTTTGCAAATATTCCACACGTGATTTCTGATCATCTATCTTCTTGCTGTTCTGTATTATATACTGCCCCATATTGCCATATTTAGACAATATTCCAGTCAGTGTTTCCTCATACGACTGCAACTGTTTCGTATCAAGCTGTTCAAGGTTTTCCGGGGTGAGTTTGTCGAAGTTTATCTTGTCAAGGTCTTTTTGCAAGTCACTGTATGATTCGCGGAAAGACTTTGCACTATCTTTTATCTTCTGGTTGAACTCTTCCGAACGTGCAGACATCACATGAAACGCTTCCGCTACAAGACCTGCAACGGTGAGTATTGTCATAAGCGGATTAGCCTTTATCGTAAGCCACAATGTTTTCAATGAATTTGTCAATCCGAATGTTGCCAGTTTGAATCTGTTCATCAACATTGTCGTTTTTGTCATAGACAACATTCTTGCAGCTTCCGCACCTGTCAGTTTAAGTTCGGTTACAAGAAGGTGACGTTCAGCCTGTGTCAACATATTGGTGGCAAGAATACGTTTAGCCATCTCTGCCGACATCTTTCCCGAATTAACGGCAGCAGCTATCTCTACGGCAGACAGCTTGGATGCTGTCGCTATCTTCCATCTCTCGGCAGTAGTGAGCGTTCTGTACATCGCAGCCTGTTTAAGCAACTGTGCTTCCCGTAATTTCTCAGCCTTAATTGCATTAGTTGTTGCGACAACTTCTTTCCCTAGCATGGCTGTTCTAGCTAGCTGTAATCCCTTTAATGCGGCATATCCTACAGCAACGCCCTCTATTGCTTTAGAGAAATATCTCCAGTTGTTCATTGCATCGGTTATGCTTCCCACAATTCCTTTCAGAACGGAATCATTCGCCTCGCCTATGTCATTCATCATAATCTTGTATGAATCGGCAAGGTTACTTACCATACCTTTCAAAGATGCGGCTTGTATTTCCTGCATCTTGTAGAACATACCACCATCTTCCGTCATTGTGGTAAACATCTCGCGAATATACTCGAAAGGAATCTGACGTGTTGATATGGCGTTGAACACATCATCAGTAGTTTGGGCTACACCTCTTACTTCTTCCAGTTTTTTTCTCAATGCGTCCAATGCAGGAATACCGGCCTCTGTCAACTGACGTAATTCCTGTCCCCTTAACACACCTGCGCTTCTTATCTGTCCATAAGCTAGAATAATACGCCCCATATCAACACCAAGACCTGCGGAAACGTCCGCAAGGCTTTTCATTGTACCGTACAATTCATTGACAGGTATCTGGAATGCTGCAAGCTGTTTGGTATATCCAACCAAATCACTGAACTGGAAAGGAGATATTACAGCAAGCCCCTTAATCTGACTGAATATCTGGTCAGCCCGTCTTGCATCCTGTATAATGGCACGTAAAGATACCTGTTGCAGCTCGAACTCCCCACGAATGGAAACAAGTTCCTGAAACATATCTCTGAAAAAGTAGAATCCTGCATAAGTCTTTATCGTATTGACAAACTCACGCATCATTCTGCTCTGCTTTGTCAGTTCCTCGGTAAATTCCTTTGAACTTGCGGCATTTTTCTGATTGGTCTGCTGCATCTTTGTTCCATAGGATGTAGCTTCGTTTACAAACTTGTTGTGTTCCTGTATCTTCCTGTTGAGAAGAGTAAGGGTACGGTTATAGTTTGCGTCAGTCGTATTAAGCGCATTACGCCTGTTCGTTAATTCAGAAATAAGATTGTTAGCCTGATTGATAGACGTAGGATTGATGCTCAACAATTCATTCGTTGATGTTTTTCTTAAAGATGATTGCAACTTCTCCAATCTGCCTTGCAATTTCTGAATAAGAGCGTCAGCCTTTGTTATCTGATTGCTGTTTAAAGGAACTTCAACCTTAAATTTATTCAATAGTTCAAGGCGTTTCTGTATAGCGGCAATCTTCCTGTTCAAGTCCTCAGCACTTCCCTCTGGCATACCAAGGGCAAGTCCAGACTGACCAGAAAGGTATTGTAGATACTTCTGATTGGTCTGCTGCATCTTCTTACTCGCCTGTTCCTGCTTTGATGCTTGTCTATCCATCTCCTTTGTCCGTGCAATCTCCATCTCGTATTGCTGGCGTAGAAGGTTAAGTTCTCTTTCATCGGAAATGGACAATTTAGGCGCACTGTTAGCAGTAAGGGAATATGCGGTTTTCAATCTGTTCAATTCAGTCACAAGATCATCTATCACTTTCTTCTGACTTTCAAGATTGGCTTTTCTTGTAGCCATCCCCTTATCTCCGCCTGCATTGCCTAGGTTACGGTAAGTCTTTTCCAGCTTGTCATACTCTCTTGTCGCTTCGACAATCTTGTTTGACAACCCTTCCATCTGAACAAGTATATCCATTTTCTTGTTCGACTTTCCTTTCCCTACCTTGGACGCGTTTTCATTCGCTTTATTTATCTTATCTACAACCTCGCTAAGTTCTGCATTCATTTTGCCTATATCGGTCAACATAGGCTTGAAGGACATCTCCTGGTTAAAGGTGTCCTGCAACTTCTTCTGTATATCCTTTATCTGTTTGTCAAGACCGGAATCATCTAGCCCAATCTTAAACTTTAATGCTCCTAAATCAACATCAGCCATAGTTATTGTTTTTTTAATTATTGCAAAAATAGCAAAAATAAACACAATAGCATGATTTACAACAAACAAAAACCCATTAGTATTTTTTAACATATTAAAAATTGTGGATAAAAACGATTATGTTATCTTTGCAATAAAATAATTTTTTAACTATGGCTATAGAAGAAAACAAAGTAACACTCGTTGGCGTAAATTCAGCCAGCGTAACATTCAGCAATGAAGCTAATGTGGAAAAACAATACAAGGTAAATGCGAATGTAAACGTATCAAACGGCAAAACAATTGATTCATTTGATGGTGGAGAGGTGAAATCATTGGATTCAGAAAACCAACTCGCCACATTCTATTTTAACCAAAACGGTGGTATCGCAATCAACTACAACGACCATCCCGACTTGGAAGCACAAATAGCTATCATTACTATCATCAACTCTTTCGTAACCGATGTGACAAAATATATCAATACGAAAGGAATCTCATCAGTTTCAATTTAAAACAGCAATAAGATATGACGAACCAAGAAATGTTTTTAAAGAGATTAACTCTCTTGAATATCCCCTTATCACTAGAAGGGAAGGAACTTCCATCAGAACTGAAAGCAAAAATCATGCTTATGCGTGTCGCTTACGACAAAGCTGCAAAAGCATTTGATGATGATATGCAACAGGTTCTTAAAGAAATAAAGAAGGAAGGATATGACGAGCGCGCACAGAAAATCAATCACATGAGAGAGATTGACGGAAAGGAAGATGCGACAAAAGAGGAAAAGAAAGAAGCGGATGAAATCAGAAAAACAGAAGAAGATTTCAACAAGGAAACAGAAGAACTGAACAAAGCATACTCCGAAGCATACCAAGAGAAAATGAAAGAGGAATGTGATATGAAGCCTAGAAAATTCGCTTTTGAAGGATTCGCTAAAATCATTGAACTTATTGGTACTGACGGTGCAATTAAAGTGAAATGGAACTCTCCCGAAGCATTGGAAATACCGAAGGAGGAATTTATCTCGCTTATCGCAACAAATCTAGTAGATGAATAAGCCATTTTCTATATTGCTATTTTTTTTGTTACTGTCGTGTTCTTGTTCACGCAAGCTACTTCCATCTTCGACAAATACAACTATAGTAGACCACAACACGACAGTAACGGAAAGAGTAGTATGGCAATCAAAAATAATAACTCTTCCAACAGAACACATACAACATACAACATTTGAAGATAGTTCACACTTGGAAACATCATTAGCCGTATCAGACGCTAAAATAATGTCGGATGGCAGGCTTTTTCATAGTTTGAAAAACAAGAAAGACTTTCTACAAGACAGTATTCCATCTTTGGAGAAAGAAACGGTAGTGACGAAAGATTCGATAATAACCGTGGAGAAAATTGTAGAAGTAAAGGTAGAAAAGGAATTGTCTAAATGGCAAAAAATACTAATCAATCTTGGATACATAGGTATCGGTTTCATATTGTTTTCAGGTTACAAAATAGCCCGAAAGTTCGTGTAACTTTCGGGCTTATTTTATTGGGGATTGATAAAATTTATGGAGCGTAAGATCGTATATTAATGCTATCCGGTGTTTAATACATAACCTATGACATCATACTACTAGACTTTATGAATATAGCTCTCATGCTTAAATTTGTCCATTGATTTTGCCCAGATTGTTGTGCTTGTAAATTAACACGAACCATTTTAGATGTACCTGTAACAAAATCTTCAAAGGCAGATCCAACGGTTACATAAACAGTCTTAGTTTCTTTACCAGAAAGTATTATGTCTGATGTCATAGGATTCATGTCTATTCCTGTAACAAACTCAGCATTATAATATCTAGATACAGAATCGCTTCCACTTGAATTAAGAGTACCGTTAACTTCTATACGAAATCTATATTGTTTGGTTATGTTAGTATTCCCCTCTCTTTTATTAGTAACCGTAAACTTAAATAAAATATTTGAATATTTAGTATAGATATCAAACGGGTTACTAGGATTTATGCCAGCAGTAAGATCATGCCAATTCATTTGACCATAATATGCAATACCGTTAAGAAGAGCAGATATTAAAGATTCATTTACTATTCTAAATATCATAACAGGATAATTGTCATTATCCCAAGGAATAGGAACACTCATAGGATATGATTCATCTCGTAGGTAAAAAAGTGCATAAATATTTCTCCCAATATCAGATTCAGAAAATCTAAATTCTATTTGAGTACCCATTCCTCCGTTTTCAATAGGCGTACTAGCCAAAATAGTTCTTATAACAGCAGGAACAGGCATAGTAGTAAGCGGATTTTGATAATACAAATCAACAGCTAATTTAAGTTTAGAAACCGTATGGCTTAACGCATAATCCAAATCACTAAGGACTATACTATTTTCTGAAACTTTCGTATAACGTACTTGATATAAATATACCGTCTGAGCTTGATAATTTACTGTAACAACATCATCTTTAATTACGCGCGTCCTTAAAAACGTTTCCGCATTATGATAATACCCATCAAAATCCAATAGCCTAAATGGTTCGCTATTTCCACCTCTTGGAGGCTCATATTCATAAGATGTATTATTTTTGTAACTAGACAATACATCCCCATTGACATTTACGTTCAACCCGCAATTAGCATTATTATCACCTTTCCACCAAGTATCTAATTTTAAGTTTATAGCCACATCAGCATATCTTACAGGCTTTTTCTTACTCCATTTATTTATTTTCCCATGCGTATTTGCGCACGCATACCCCAAATCATAGCCATTGCTAGTAGGACCGATACCTAGAGTAGGATATACATCACCACCCAAATTAACAGGTGCAGTAATTTTACCGTTAGAATGACCCATAGGCTACACCTCCACAAATTTATTGCAGACGACATTGCCGCCCATTGTCAAACTACCCGTCACACGTACATCACCATCAATAATGACAGCTTGTGACAAATCAAACTCATCTGGTATATCGCTACCATCTAAGGCTATTATCTCATAAAGCCCCCCTGTCGGGCTAAAGCCCCCCTGTCGGGCTAAAGCCCCCCTGTGCTCCCTCGCTTCGCTTCGGTCGCACACCAAATTACCAGTAATAAACAAACTAATCTTCATAATTATTATTTTTTAAATATTTTGTAACACTATTCATTACGCATTCTACACACCATCCTAAAAGATATGCAAAATGCTCGTCTTGTCCATTTTTATAACCCATAGAAATATCACAATAGTCAAACACATCACAAACATAATGAGTTGATTCGTGAGCTACAGTCTTTATCCTTATGCCATCATTTGATAGCCAAATAAGTACACCTAAATTATTTGTACTTTTCTCTCTTACAGGAATAGTCATTGCGTCACAACCCTCAATTTCTTGAGATACATCTATCGGACTATGATTGAAATTGGAAAATTTTCTATTAATATTTTTCCATTGATCATCCCCTACAGCAACATATAATTTGAGGGGATATATTTGAGGATTATAACAATTAATCATCGCAAAACGTCTTTTAATAATATATCAGGATGTTCTTCTTTAGGCTTATACTCTTTGAATCTACCTATAAAACCACTTGCATTCATGTTAGCTTTCTCGTATAAATCATCTGTAAGAGAAGCCTTATATAACTTCATTTTCTCTTCAAAATGATAATCAAGTTTAGGTTGGTCCATTATTACTGCCTGTATATAACTCCATGAATATTTCCATAGCAAAGCCCAGTCCTTGATTATCATCAATCCTCCGAATAGTCTTAAATCCCCTCTGAATTGGGGGAAATCTTTTTGGATAGATCCTCGTGAGCCGATTTTGCATCGAGAGATAATTTCATGGCATCCTTCTTGCTTAATGTCGCTGTCGTATCTATCAAGAACGCTAAACGGATTGTATTTGTAAAAAAATCACTTACATTAGCCCCCTCCACGATGGCTTCTATCAACGGAGTTAGTTCCTTATGGTCATAGTGCCTGCTTAACCACCAAGCGTATATACGTCTTGCAAAAGGAATTATCTCAAAAAACCAATAGTTATTCAATACTCCTGCCGCTGCAACTTTGTACGGAATAGATGCGTCATTTTTCATAATTGCAATCATTTCCTTTTTTGCTGTATCTGGATTGATAATATCACGTATCAGCAGCTTATCCACAATATAGTCATATGCACCCAGTCTAAGACCACGCACCTTGAATTTCTTATTGCCAACCATAACCTCTTTGTATTTATGAGTGGCAAACTTCTGCATCTTTATCTGATCATCTAAGTCAGGTTGTTTCCAGTTGAATATTCCCATTTTTAAACTAACTTGAACGGTTTAATCATTAATTTTCCTTTCACATCTACCTTCGATATGTTCTTTGGCGTATTTGTATAAACGAACACCTTGGTATATTTAGACGATACAATATCAAGTTTGGCATCGTCAATCAAAGAAACGTGTACTATGCTGTTGTCAAGCGCAACAAGGCTAACATGGCTATTATCCTTGACATACATTTCTCCTATACCGAAATCGTTGAATGTGACAACACAATCACACGAACCATTAAAAATAGACCATTTAGGATTGCTTATGAAAAGATTGGTATCATCAACAAAGATATTAAACTTCTCCCTAACACCAGCAAACTCCTTCTTGATTATTTCATTTGACGGGAACCTGTTAAATAGGCAGAAGTCAATGCCTCTGATATATTTCTCGCATAATTCATATTTGTCCGGGTTTCCCCATCCATTTGTCCATTCCTTACACAGTCCAAGGCTTATAGCTTTTAGCTTTAATTTATCAGACAATTCTTTATCTGTCATGGTGTTAATTTTTACAGCAAAAATACAACAAAGGTTAATAAAAATCAAACACAATCAGTTAAAAAACAATAAAAGCCGGACGAAAACGCCCGGCTAATAATTCATCACCCGTCTACATCAAGCACTCACTCCCGAATTGTCAAGTTCGAGAACCATCATGGTTTTCAAATACTGAGTGTTAACTTCCAATGCTGTCACAGTAACGGAGAATCCAAGATATCCAGCGTTACTTGGAGCACCTGTGAAGCTGACAGCCCATGATGCCTTCGGGAAGAAGATCATACGGTCACCAGTACCGTTGATAATACCGATAGGACGTACAAACTGCTTGAATGAGCTTGCACCAAACGCTTTCAGTTTCTGAGAAGTTCCCTTACCGAAAGCATCAACAGTATCAGTTAAACTACTTAATTCCAACTCAGCCTTTGCTTCATTTCCTTGCGTAAAGAAAGCGAAAGCGGCTTTTGAAGTGGACATACCTGTAAAGGTAAATGCCATAGTACCCGGTGTGATATTCTGGAATACGGTAGCACCCTGCTCGTTCTTTGTTTCAGAAGTGTCAGCGTCAGTACCAGCGGATTCCGTAGTACCAGATTCAATATTGGGAAGAATCTTCGGATTCTTAAAACTTGAATATTGAGTTTCATCGGTAATCTCAATCGCATCAAATGTCAAAGCAGCCGACTGCCCGTTCAAGTAAGCAGGGCTGGTGTCTAAATTTACTCGTGCCATTCTATTTTCTGTATTTAAAAAGTTATTGTTAATTGTTGAGAGCGTATCTACCGATGCGCCTCCACTGTTTTTTCTCACGTTTTTCATGCAGCTAATCCTTTGAAATATCAACATTCAACAGGACGGACATATAATAGAACCCAACCCCGTCAAACATTGGTGGTAAAACATTAAATATCTCGAAATGAAGCTGCACAGTCTTTTGCGGGAACAGTTCTACCATTTTCTCACTCAACGCATCCATGACAGACGGATATACGTTCCCGGGCAATGCCCTTACAAACAGAGTAACCGTAGCCATTGTTTCGCCTTTCCCGAAGTGACCGTAAGGGCCGCTCTCGGTATTGCTGACAATTCTTGTATTGTTGTTTACGACAATAAAACTAGTTACCTTATCATCAACACTTGCAGGACGCTGCACCTTATATACATCGTCAGCAATCTTCTTGTCCAATACAATATTGTACAAGGTGGTATTTATTGTTGAAGGATTAAAGTAGCCCATAACTTCACTTAAAATATTTGTTTAACATATTAGCTGCAATTTTCTTAAAAACCACAGTATATTTACCCCCTTTTAAATCTGTCTTTGTCTTAATCCAAGAATCTGAAAGAACGTTCAACAGGTGATAGTTCTCAACATACTTGGCATAATACATGACAGCAGCGACAACCAGTTCATATTTTTCAGAACCATCGGATTTATAACTGTTGAAGAAATCTTCGGCAAGTTCACGCCCCCAATACTCGACATTGTTACGTTTCCTAGGCTCATTTGCAACTTTCGTTGCATTTGCCCACACAATCTTCTTTAGGACCCCATCTTTGTAAATGCCACATCCATAACTATCTTCAAGATTGAAAGTTTGGTTGGTAAAGCCCTCCAAGTCTTTTATATCATCCATGATATTCGTAGCAATATACTCCATGAACTGCATGATAGAAGCATCCAAGGCAAGCTGGACATTACTACCAAACTCTTTCAATACTTTATCGTTGTTATTTGCCTGCATTTTTTGTACTTGTTTTTCTTGTTACCGGTTTACTCAGTTTCTCAATCTGCTTTTTTAGCAAATCTCGTTCATCTTTAGCGCATTTCAGTTCTGTTTTAATATCATTCAGTTCATTGTAAAGCTCCTGTATCTTCTGATAAGCATCGTGGAGAGATTGCTGATAACTCAAAATTTCCTCTTGCGCCTTCTTCAACTGAGCACCCTGAATAGCAAACCCCTTTTCAAGATTGTCCAAGGTAGAAGAATCAATTTCAGTTTCCATCTTTTCCTTCTTCTGCTTAAACATTAACATTGAAGTTAGAAGGGTTATGCCATTTGTACCCAACAAAGCAAGTATTATTTCCGTCCAATTGATTGTCATAGTATTCTAGTTTTCTATTTGGTTAAAGTATATCACCGTACCAAATTCCATATTGTTAAATGGAGGTTTCTTTATCTCACGCCAACTATTGCTGTTGTCCGAAAACGGATGGTTGAAATTCTGCCAATCCAACAGACACCCGGAAGGTATGGTTACATCGTTATCTTCTAGGTAGGCGGCATATTCGGATTTGTCAACATCATTCGTTTCCGAACCTGTGTCCTTTTCCTGTATGTTTGCCCTTCCTTCGTATATCATCTCCCAATATGGGGTAGTCTGATATTTATCCGAACTGTTCTTGTTCTGGTAAATTCTAACCATATCAGGAAACATATCCTCACCTAAAATACTCTTTCCCATACTACCATCTTAATCTAGTTATTTCAACATCTGTTCCAACATCCAAATTCAAACCCCATTTGGCGTATAAATCCTTTGCGCGTTGCTCCAATCTTTTCTTGTCATTGATAGAAATAGTCTTGCTTGTGTCAGTAATTGACCAGTTTCCGGCTTTCTTTGTCTTTCCCTGTATCGTTGAAGGGGCAGTACAAACAATGAGCAACAAATCAGCATAAGCCAAATCCTTCTTCATCTCAGACGTTTCACGGCTATCATCAGACAAACGGAATCCCCATTTCTGGGCAACACTGATATACGATGTGTTTTTCAACTCATAGTCAATCTGTGCTTTCAGATATTCACGCATAGACATATAGAAATATGCTTCTACCTTCATGTTACCCTTTGCTGTTATCTGAGGGGTAACTTGAATAGTGAACGGATTATCCGAAACTTTCAGTCTATCCTCCGGCTTCAATGTTTCATTGTCGGCAATAAGCCAGTATCCGAACTCTACACTTTCTTCGGGAATAGCTTGGAGCGTGAGAGTATCTCCAATGAAATACTCCCCTGCGCCCTTTGCTGTGCCTTCGCCATTTATATCAATAATAACCTTCATGGTTCAACTTTTTACAATCCCGTATTTGACTGTTCGTCAACCTTCATGATGATAAGGTTGTTCGGATTCTTCATCACAGGACACGCCCACAATTCACCTGAACTCTTCTCAGCATACGGTTCAGAAGAATACTGATGCAAGAACGCGATACGTCCGCCTTCCAAAGAAGAAATACGTACAGCCGGGTTGGTATCCTGCAAATACATTGACGGTGAGTTCTTGATACGGAAGAACTGACCGCTCTGAACAAGAACAACGGTGTTCTTTTCAAAAGACGGTTCGGCTTCCTCAATCACGCCAAGTTTGTTCCATTTTGATTTTTCCTCAATAGGGATAATCACAGGAATAGAGAATACCTTCATCAGCACATCAACAATCTCCTGATTGTTCATAGGATAGATTGTAGTAGATGCTGCGGCAGGAACAAGACGAGCCTGTACTGCTGCTGTCACTTTCGGGTGTATCAGGAAGTTGTCATACAAATCCTTGGGCATTTCAAAGTGGTCGTATGGTACACCGTCATTGTCGGCAATCTTACACATTCTTTGAAGGTCTTTAATAGGATCTGCATTCTCGTTCGGTGTCCAGGCAGTATCGCTAAACCATTTCTGCTTCAACGCTTTCAACTTGTGTTTTGCAGGAACACGATAGTCAATCTGAACAGGAATTGAGTTGGTACCACTAGCTGTATAGTTAAGCATACCTGTAGAAAGAGCCTGATAAACCATACAGTTCAACTCGGTATGGAAACCTTGGATACATGCTTCCATCTTTGTGTACCACTTCTCACGGATCTTGTCAAGCAATGCACCTTGCGGAATGTCAAGTTCATAGAACTCCTGAATATCGGTTTCCATAAACTGAATGGCGTGACCCATCTTCGGAATACGGCCCGAATACCATTCAAATCCAGTAGTGTCCATAATAGGCTTTTCAGCCAAAGGAGCCAGCATTACAGGACGGGTAGCCTGTGTGTATTCGTCAACCATGACATTCCATGATTTACTCATCTGAGGAACATCCCAATCTCCGTAGCTTCTCCAGTTTTCGTTATCAAATTTCTGATTGGCATAATCCATAAGTTCCTGCATCTCCCCAGAAAAATGCCAATCATAGAAACTAAATGTCGATCTTTGCATAAAACAAAAAATTTTAATTAATTATACAATGTGTAACGGAAAACGCAAGGATATGATTCATCATCCTTCATCGCCTTTTTAATTGCCGGAGCTACTGGCGGAATACGTTTTTCCAAAATCTCACTTGTCACCATCCATGCACCGTTGAAAGGATAGAGAGTGGCACCGGGAATGGTGTCAACATCATAAGGCAGGATAGCATTAGGAATAACCTTGAATTTTGCGTTAGCACCAACCTGTGTAACTTCAACCAAAATATCGGTCAATTCCAATTTAACTGCATCCCCGGACAATGTAAGGATGTCATATTCGTCATGAGACGAATCAATAGCGTTAATGGTATAACCAGTTGTAGTACCTGCGGCAGTAGTAGGTGCTTTACCGACAACCATGCCAACCTTGGCAACTGTATTACCCATGATTTTTTCAACTTTTACCGTAGCACCAGAATCCGATTTCTCGTACATTCTGAATGAATAGTGAATGTCACCGCCATTCTGCTTTGAGGAATCACATTTAATCATGGTACCAGCCGGAAGTTTGTTCCCAACTGTAGGCATACGTTCTACTGGAACGTTACATCCTACCAACAGTACGTGCAAAGACGTATCATTAGAAAAGATATGTCTTGCGCCACCAATCTTACTATAACTTGTTGCAAGAACTCCTGCTTTCATAATTAAAAAAACTATTTGTTAATTTTACTGTAATATCGGCTGACAATGTTGTTTTCCTTGTTAGCCTTATCTTCTTCTCTCTTTCTATCTATGAATGACTTTACATCGCTAGAACCACCCTTGTCAGAGATGAAAGGATTAATGCCATCCTTTGTGTATTTAGTACACGTTTCATTGTACTTTCCCTGTATTTTCAGAAGAATGCTTGTATCTTCCTCTTCGGGCGAAATCTGAATGTTCTCAAAAATGATGTTGCGCAACAACTCGTTAGGCATACCCGCTTCCGGGCGTTTAATCAAATCAGACAGCTTCTTGCGCTTTTCAGTTACAATCTGCTTCTGCTTTTCCTCCTGCTCTTTAGCTTCAAACTCTTTCTTGAACTTTTCAAACTCTTCAAGTTTAGCCTTAACATCATCGGGCAACTCAAACGGTTTCGGTTCGGGTGCTGGTGTCGGTGTAGGTTGTGGTTGCGGTGCTGGTGTCGGTTGTGGTGCAGGATGTGATTTTTCCCATTCCTTTTTCAAGTTGGATATTTCCTGTTCCTTGATTGTATCCCACTCTTTGCGCTTATCAGACGCAAACGCTCTTACCTGACCTGCCACTGTGTTCTTTAAATGATTTACAACACTTTCATTCCAGAACTTTTCCGCATTTTCCTGCGGTGCGAACGCTGAGAACTCATTGATTGTCTGTTCGATTGTACGATCTGTAATAACGGAGCTACTTTCTCCCAACGCATTCTTGATACCTTCAAAAATGACTTTTACATTTTCATCCATATACTATTTGTTTTTTATATGATTCATGCACAAGACCTTTGTGCATAGTAAGTACCTCTTACCGATGCAAATGTAGTTAAAATTTGTGTATAAGCAAAAAAATATTTAAAAAAATATTATATTTGCGAATCATTATAATACAATGGAAGAAATTGATTTAAAATACAGAGGATTAAAGACTAAGGATGTTGTCAAATCGTTAAAACGATATGGCAAAAGGGGAATTATACCATATAAAAGCCTTGATTTCGTCCAAAAATATATAGAGGACAGAAGAAGCAAGGGGTACAAGGTAAATTTGCTTGCCCCACAGAAAGGTTCGCAGGAAGCATTTTTAAGGAACAAGGCAGGAATAAAAATACTGCACGGGAATCGTGGGGGAGGAAAATCCGTATGCCTTGGAATGGATATACTGAGTTCATGCAACCACCCGTCATTCTCCGCGCTCGTTTTCCGTAAGGATAAGACATCCGCAGAAAAAGCGGACGGTATTCTTAAAGTGGTTTCAAAAATGGTTGAACCTTATGGAGAATATATAGACTCTAAACGTCTTTCAAGATTGGATGCAGGTGGAGAAATACGATACGATTATTTCGGAGATGCATGCATATCAGGAGAAAAGGGTATAAATGATTTTAAAGATAGACAACAAGGAGGTAATGTTGTTAAAGTAGTTGTAGACGAATGCTCACAGGCTACAGAACCGATTGTAAACTATCTTCAAACAGTATTGCGTTCCTCCTCTGGACTTAGGACAAGTTTCTCAGGAGCTTGTAATCCAAACCCGTATAGTGACTATTGGAGAGAATTGGTATCATGGTGGGTAGATGATGATGGGATAGCTATACCAGAACGTTCAGGTAAAGTAAGATATTTTTTTCAATATGGAGACACAATACATGAAACAGCATGGGGTGACAGCCCACAGGAAGTATTTGCTCAAGCAAAAGATTATATTATCGCAAGATTCGGTAAAAATACCAAAATTGATGAAACAAACTGCAAAAGATACATCAAAAATATAACCTTTATAGCTTCCGGACTTGAGGATAACAAGATTCTCATGAGTTCCAATCCTGATTATCAGAAAAATCTTGGAGGTACAGCCCAGGAAGTATCCATAAATGCATTGGGATCATGGAAACTGATAAAAGGAGGGAACGAATGGATAACGAGAGACGAGATGGAGGAAATGTTCTCATCGCAGCCCGTGTTTGACGATTACTTTGAATGTGCTACACTGGATATAGCATACGGTCTTGGTGACGTTTGTGTAATGGGGCACTTCATAGGACATCACTTACAAGACCTGGAATGGTCAAACACATTAAAGCCAAGGGATTTAAACCGATGGGTAAGAAACAATCTACGGAAATGGGGAATCGGTGAAAACAGACTGGCATTTGACGGTCTTGGAGCACCTACATTCCGTGACGCATTTCCCGAAAGCCTGGCAATACTTAGAGGTGTTCCGAAAAGACTAGACAAAAGCAAGGATGATCAACCTGTAAGATTCTATTTCGATCTAAGGGCACAGCTTGCAGATGAAATGGTAACACGTATAAAAGGAACAAACTTAGGATATTGCGGATTCAGCATAAACCCGGAACTTCTCGACAAACCGTATGTAAACAAAACAATACGGGAAGCGTTGATGGACCAGAGAAGAGCAATAAGACGTGACGTGGAAAGGGAAAACGGGAAACTAAGACTTCTGAAAAAGCAGGAAGCAAAAAAGATTGTAGGATGCTCACCCGACTTGATAGAAGGAACATTTTTATACAGGACATATTTTGATATATGCGATGTAATGATTGACATACCTAACGATATAATGGATGAATTAAAATATTTATAGGCAATTAAATACTAATTTACACATATTTAACTAAATTAGTTATGTTATAATTTAATTTATAGTTATATTTGTGACATGAAACGAGCATATAAATATAGACTTAATCCTACTCCTGAGCAGATTGTTTTCTTCAACAAATCTTTCGGGTGTTGTAGGTTTGTGTATAACTATATGCTTGGTAAACGTATAGAAGCGTATCAGCGTGACAAGACGAAGATAGGATGGGTTGAACTGGCTAAGATGCTTACAGAACTTAAAAAGGAAGATGGGAAGGAATGGCTTTCGGAAGTATCAAACGAGTGCCTACAACAATCCATAAGAAATATGGACAGCGCGTTCGTGAAGTTCTTCCGTGAAAAGACAGGCTTCCCAAATTTTAAGGCGAAGCATTACAGCCGACAGTCATACAAGGCTATAAATTCGGTGTCTGTTGACCTTGACAACAACAAGGTAAGACTTCCAAAGATTGGATGGGTTAAATTCTTTCCGAACAGAAAGTTTGACGGTAAGGTATGTTCTGTCACCGTAAGCAAGACACCAACAGGTAAATATTTCCTTTCTATCCTTGTTGACGATGGAAAGGAAATACCTGTAAAGCCTGCTGTAAGATATGATACGTCTATCGGTATAGATGTCGGTATAAAGGATTTTGCAGTTTGTTCAAACGGTGATGTGTATGCCAATCCCAAATATCTTGAGAAATCGGAAGCAAGACTAAAGGTGTTGCAAAGAAGATTCTCAAAGACAAAGAAAGGCTCCAACCGAAGAGAACGGGCAAGAAAAATCCTGGCAAGACAGTATGAGAAGGTTTCCAACCAACGCAACAATTTCCTGCATCAAGTCACATCAAAAATTGTCCGTGAAAACCAAACGATAATCATTGAGGATTTGAATGTAAAGGGTATGTTGAAAAACCACTGTCTTGCAAAATCTATATCATCCGTTTCATGGAGCGAGTTTTTCCGACAGCTTGAATACAAGTGCGAATGGTATGGACGCAACCTTATACGTATCGGACGTTTTGAAGCAAGTTCCAAGACGTGTATATGCGGATACGTTAATAGTGAATTGAAACTCAGTGACCGTGAATGGGTTTGCCCGAAATGCGGAAGGCACAATGATCGTGACATTCTCGCTTCGGTAAACATCAAACGGTTCGGACTAATATCACCCTTGGTAGAAGGGGTTGAGGACGTGGAGTGGTCGGCAGTAGTCGGGGCAGTGAAGCGTCAATATGTATATGTATAATTACCTGTATATAATTACCTATTTATAATTACCTATGGAAATTTTAAAATTAGACGTTTTATTACGAAAAGAACCTTTCAAAGTGGCACTTCCGTCAAGAGGTGACGATGGGAGAGGTGGAGGAACAAAGAAAAAGCCAAGACGCTCCACTTTGATATACAAATATCTGTCACAGGATGACTTTCTAGCACAATGGGATACATCAGGACACTATATACACAACAGACCCGACTGGAAAGACAGTATACCGTCAGACGAGGATTCCACATCATCGGATGATGAAAGCGCGAATGTAGGTGCTCAGAAAAGGAAAAAGAAATCGACATCAACTCCCTACGTACTGCAAAGACGAGCATTTCCTCTTCAAAGGATGATACACAAGAAAAGGGTATCACACCTGTGTACCAATCCTCTTAAATTTCAGATAAAGAAAAGCGCGTCAAACCAGCAGAACAGGGATAAGCTGACAACATACAAGGAATACTGGACTGATTCTCTCATGGAAACAGCCAAGTTTGAACTTATAAGCGAAGCCGGAAAGGTAGGAGATGCTGCCATATATATATATAAGGATAAGGACGAGATAAAATACAGGTCTTTCAGCTACTCAAAAGGAGATATACTGTATGAACATAAAAACAGAAGAGGGGAAAGAATAGCTTTCGCAAGGGAATATACAACCACATATATCTCAGCTGATGGAGAAGAGCATACAGACACACTTGTCGATGTATGGACTAAAGATGAGTTTTACACGCTTGATTCCAACGGAGATATAGCAACGGATATTGACGAAAACGGAAATATCATACAACTGCATCAATTCCATAACCTGGGATTTATACCTGTGGTATATCTACGGCTTGAACTTCCATTTTGGGGGGCAGTACAGGACTTGATAGACGATTTCGAGTTCTTAATGTCCATGATAGGAGAATACAACACACGACAGGCGTTCCAAATGCTACTTATCAAGACTAACGGAAGAATAAACATTCAAAGAAACGGATTGGGAGGAACTTCCATTTTACGTGTAGGAGCAGAAGATGATGCACAGTTCATGGGTAAGATGGACGCTTCAAACTCACTGTTCACCGAAATAGATAACATATACAACGGGATACTTGACGGAAGCGGTGTTGTTCCGCCAATGCAATCATCATCAGGTGACAGACCTACTGGAACAACGGCAATGTATTACGAGCCGGAAATGGAATGGGCGAGAAGTGATGCACAAATGATGAATACAGCCATAAATGACATGGCCAATATATTCAAATACTATGTAGGAGTAATGGAAGGTGACGCAACAGGTTATAACGCTCTAAGAATAAACGCTACCATAGAGCCATACTCGTACATAGATTTCTCTGAATGGAACAACACAATCGTTCAGCTTGTAAACGCCCGAATAATATCATTGCAGACAGCAAGAGAGGAATGCGATTTCGCTGCAAATAATGAAGATGATAGAATGGACGAACAAGACAGAAGATTAAACGATATGGAAGCTAGGGTGATAGAGGAAAACAATGAAAACAATGAAAACAACGATAACAGCTAAACTATGGGAAAATTTACAAAATTACTAAGAAAAATGAGAAGGGCATTGGACTATATATGCCTTAACAATTTGAGAGTTGACGGAATGGAGCACCTCATTGCAGGAATACTTGTAGTAAGCATGGCGCAATGGTTTTTCTCCATATGGACAGCAATAGCACTAACCTTGTTCATTCTTGTGGGAAAAGAAATCGTCTACGATAAGTGGCTTAGACAAGGAGTGCCCGAATGGAGAGATGTATTCTGGGGAGCAGTAGGAATGGCGCTTGGATTAATGTGAAAAACAAGGGTGTTACGGAAGTAATACCCTTGCCTAATACCTACCCTTTTTAATTATGGCGATTTCGCCATAATTAAAAAGGGTATTAAGGAACAAGTGAACACCATTACAAATCGTTATGGTATTAATTGTGTCAAAACATATAGCATTTAATTTGGGAAAAAAACTATGGAATACCACCAAAAATACAAAGGATTATCTATTGCAGATTATTTCGTAAAAAAGTGCATAGAGCAAAACATACCTGTGACAAATATGTCTATTCTGAACATGATTTACTTTGCTCATGGATTTTCTTATGCGATAAGGCATGAACCATTGATTAAAGATCCATTTTTGGCATGGCAATGGGGTCCAGTAGAAAGAAACACGTATGATTGTTTCAAAAAGTATGGAGCAGGTTCCATAACATCCATTTCGGGAGAAACTAATGACGAACTTGTAAACCTAGAAAGAGATAAAGAACTATGTGACTTCTTAGACAAATTTATCCCATTAGCGAAAGTGAACCCGTTTGTATTAAACAAAAGAACACATATTGAAAATGGGCCGTGGGATGTAACCACAGTTTATCAATACATAGACGAAAAAGTAATACAGGTGTATTTTTGCGCTAAGTATGGAAATGAAACGAAATAATTGTACAACATTAAAAGTCTAAGTAAAATAGCCAAATAGGTTGCTCATAACAATGAGAGCATCAACCGCTTTATCTATATTAAAATCCCTATGTTCCATTATACAATCCCCTGATTCTTTCATGGCAACATACGAGAAGTCTTTGTTTCCGACACTCATTGTCGCAATCTTTCGTTCTTTGAACTCAAAGGAAATAGTGCCGTTAGGTGATGGAAACACATTCCACAACCGAAGGATTGAATCAGGAGTATTTATTACTATTTTACGGGCATTTAAGTATGAATCTCGTTCTATGGGAAAAGTATTGCAACCATCCCAACCCTCTTTGTTCAATTTACAGAAGAAATTAGAAAGTTTCCCTAGCATATTTTCTTTTTCAGAAGGAATTAACAACGGGAAAAAACAATCATGATAATACTCAACTACTCTTGTAATCATTCTAAGCGTATCTTTATCTTTCAAAAAACGTTCTTTTTCTGATACAGTTAGTTCTTCTATAACTCTATATGAATATCTTTTATAAGATCTAGGGAAAACATGACCAAAAAGACATTCTTTAGGAACATCATCATTAAACAATGGGGAATTATGACTAACTAAATATTGTTCATAGCATATGAATAAAATATTTTGCATCTGGATTTTATTCAAAATGACATTATACTTATGATATATAAGCCACGCTATCAATTTACAGTAATCTAAACTGGTTAATTCTTTCATATCTCCATTTTATAAAAGCAAGGAGCGACAAAAACATCGCTCCCGTAACTCCTTCAACACATGGTTGATGAGACGACACACTACTTTATCGTAACCCAAACCTGTTCGCCACGCTTTATCGCATCGTCAATCAATTTGTTCAACTTGTCAGAAGTATAGCGTGATTCGGTAAGTCTGCCTTTTGATGTATTGTTACCAACAAGGACACACCCGGCAGAATCCTTTGCTGTATTCCCAGCGTGAAAAAGAATACCCTCAAAATGAGGCACATTCAACAGTCTTGGCATATTACGCCCGAATTTTGGTGACCAGTTGTATATCACCTGGTATCTACCGTAAGGGATAGCAGATTCAGCATAAACCTTCTTCTCGTTTCCATCAAACACTCCGTTCTTATTCACGTCAACAACACGATCTTCAAGCGTATTACTGAAAAACTCACCATCAATATACAAACGCCCTATAGTATAATCAGGCTTACACCATTTTCTTTCTACTAATAGTTCCATGATATTTTATTTAGTTATACATTGCAAATATACAAAAAAGTATTATATTTGCAATGTAATAATTAGGCTAGTTGATATTTAGATGTGCATTAAGGAACAAATGAACACCATTATAAAGTATTCGGTAATTCATTTATGATAGCCGATAGTGGGCGTTGGTATCGCCCCGAACGGATTAACGTTCTAAAATGTGTGTGAAAATGTACATTAATACCATACCATATTTTCTGTTACTTTGCACTATCTAAATGAAACCATTACGATGTTTTTACTTTGGCAGCAGGCAGATGCGAATCTTTACTGTTGCCTTTTTTGTTGAAAATACATACCTTTGTACTATGGACAATGAAAGAGAAATATTATCGAAACTTGACGCTATCATACAGAACCAAAAGGTTTTGTATGAGAATCAAATTGTCATCTTTCAAACTCTAGCATCAATCGGACAAAAGGTTTACAGCCAAAGTGATTTCAAGAGTTTTATGATAAATATGGTAGCAAACGGAATAACAGAAAGAGTAGAAGCCAATGATCAACAAAGAAGAAATATCTAAGATTGCAGACTATTACTTCCAAGTAAAAAGACTTGCAAACGGTATAAAATCGTCAACCAAAGAGCGTGCGGAGAAGTTTTCTAAAGACCTTCTAGCCATATTCCTTTTGGCAGGGGCTAAATCGTTCAAGTCAATATCAAAACTATCGGATAGCCAAAAAGAAAAAGTGCTGGAACTGACCAAAAAGTTTCGTGAGGATATATATAACGACATATACCAATATGTACTGGAAAGCAATAAACTGTCACTAGAACTAAACGAAGATCTTGGATGGGAGTATATTTCAATGACGGACAACGGAATTAAGGAATATATGGAAAGGACATACGGTGGAGAAACGACAAAGCAGAGAATAAACACAAATACAAACAGATTCCGCGCTGTTGTTGAAGTATATCTTGCCAATACATTACTTTCCATAAAAACGAACAATATAGAAAAAATAACGGATGAGGTTCAAAAGAAGATATGGAACAACATATCATCACCATATAACGTATCATTTATTCCGCCAAGCAAACAGAAACACTACGGTAGAGGATATGCCACAAACGGTATAAGCCAGTTGTATGTTATAGAACAACAGATGATTCTAGGTATTTTCAATGAAGCAAATTACAACTCATGGAAAAACATTCCAAATTTCAAGGGATGGAGAACAGCAGTAACATCTAAGAACCCATGCCAGTTCTGCATTGACGAGCAATATAGAATACACACAGACAGACCTAAGCTGCCGTTCCATGCCCATTGCTTGTGTATATTATATCCGGTGTTTAATACATAATAACTTGATAATCAACATACCATTGAGTAACATTACCATAAGACGGTGGATTACCAGCATCAACCACATCATTACGAGTAAATGATTTAGGAATATTTGTGCACGAAGGCATCAATATATTACCTGACCATTGACCTGTATAAGATCCATCTTTCGCTCTCCATCTATATCTAGCGTATGGTCTGCCGGATGAAGCAACGTAATCACTAGAAGTATTATTTGTAATGTTCAATCTGCATTTAGAAGAAGTAGAGCCATTTGTCAACTGTCCGTAAACAGAGAATCCAGAAGCGTTGGCTGTTGTATCTCCAAGTGTAATAGAAAGACTTTGTGTAACCACTATCGGCTTACGAATAAATCCGTCAGATGTAGTAGGAATTAAGCATAATACATTTCCACTGTAATCACAAAAATAACCCTTAAGATAAATATATGTATCCCCCATAGATATGAGATTATTGCGATTAAGGGTAATTGAAATTTTTCCTGTACTATCAATACTACTTACAACAAAAACTCCAGAATCTACCAACCTCTTTAATTGATTATATACTTCTACCTTTATCTTCATATTAGACCAAGTAAATCCCCCAAGTATTTTACCCCAATTATACCTAGAATCAGCCCAATATGGTGAAATTGTAAGTACAAACGTTGTCTTTGTAGCATCTACAGGATTAGTTAGAATATCTTTATCTATTGTAAGAGGTTTAGCCCCATGATCGTATCCATCAAAATCAGTAAGCCTGGCCCATGTTTTAGGTCTATCATATACTAATTTCTTATTTACAGAATCATAAATTATACCAGGTAAACTAGCATTATCAAATGAAGGGCTAGACGCTTCTTTGGGTTTTATATAACTCCACATATTAATTTTTTCGCTAAGACAAGCATACCCTAAATCATAACCATCACTAGTAGGACCGATACCAAGGGTAGGATATACATCACTATCCAATCCGACAGGTGCGGTGATTTTACCGTTAGAGTGACCCATAATCACCCCCTTCCTCTATAACGGTATAAGAACCTTTACAAACAACAATGCCATTACAACTGATACTACGACAATGAATATCGCCATCAATTATAACAGCATCAGAAATATCATAATCACTAGGAAGTTCCTCACCACATAGTGTTATAACTTCGACTGCCCCTGTGCAGCTAGACTGCCCCTGTGCAGCTAGACTGCCCCTGTGCAGCTAGACTGCCCCTGTGCAGCTAGACTGCCCCTGTGCTCCCTCGCTTCGCTTCGGTCGCACACCAAATTTCCGTTTACAAACAAATTAATTTTCATCTAACTCACGTATTAAATCATTAACATATTTTACACAGGAATCTAACTCGTCATATCCGTCCAAAATCATAGCACCGACAGTGATGTGAAGTTTGTCTATCACTTCTTTTTTGAACAGCACGGCATTCGCCTTGCTTGTATAAGACTTTTCTATTACCGTTATTGCGGAATCAATCATCCTAGTTACTTCGGATGGTGACATCATAGGGATATCAGCACCTTTCCGCCAAGACTGATATTCTCTCATTTTTTTAAGAAGTTCTTTTTTTTTCATGACAAGTCAGATATAGACTTTTTAACCTCATCAAATGACTTATCCGGACAATATGAAATTACACCATTGTTTTTACCATAAACATACAGGCTTCCTTCCATAAAAAGATTGCCGTAATTATCTTGTTTGAAATAGACCTTGTTTATCTTTTCCACAAACTTTCTATTTCTCCATTCTCTGTACATTTTGAACAAATTTTTCATATATATAGTGTTTAACTGACTATACATTCCTAATAAATAAGGGGTGGTTATAGCATAAATGAAAAGGACTATACCACCCCTACCCCTTTTAAATTATGAAAAGATTTAAAATACAAACAACAGTCATAAAATGTTGTTTTAAGGATCTTCTACGGTGACAAAATCACCACAAATATAATAATTATTGCGAATTAAGCCAAATTTGTTCCTTAATACCTTAATTGTTTCCTAGTTTCAAATCAAGTATTTCAAATACATCCCTTTCTATCTTTGTCACAACGTTCTCATCAAATTTATCCTCGTCAATGCTTTTTATGTAGTCAACCAAAGAATGAATCTTCCTGTTAACATGAATCATAGTAGAACAAACATCATCAATCATCACGCTGTTTGAAGCCTTATCCATCTCCTTGTCTGCAAAAGTTCTCTCATGTATAGTTCCATCTTCCTCAATTTTGTATGAAGGAATTTTGAAGAACTCACAGATATCAAAACGACTAAAAAGACTAACTGCATTCATTATACTTGTAATGTCATCATCAGAGCAATCCAAGACGATATCCCTATAATCTTCACATACCAAACAACTCTTAAAAGAAAAATACGGGATATCATCTTCCGAATCAAAAAGACATGTTTCTTTATACTCGTTTGTCTTTATTTCAACAAACCTAGAATGATCATATCCAACAGACTTGTATTGATTGATAGTATCAATCCACCCCATAAGTTTAGACATTGTATCATTAATATATTTTCCATACAAAACAACATCATAATACAATGCAGGGATAGCATTATCACGGGAAGAGAAAGTTATAGGTTCAGAAATAGATTTCAAAACGGATAACTTACCCAACACAAAATTAAATATATCAGCTAAAGGATATTTACTCTTTATTCGTTTCATTCTAAACTATAAATAAAATCGGATGGAGGAAAACCCGAAATATGGCAAAAAAGATAAACCTCCATCCGCAAACAAAAACAAGAATTTAATCAATACAGGCAAAAACCACACATTTCGGATAGCATTGCAATACTAAAAGGGCAAATCATCCCGTCTTTCAGGCTGGACAGGTGCAGGTGATGGAGCTTGTGCTGGTTGCGGCATATCTATCTTAAAGCACCCAACTTCATTGTAATATTTACCCTGGTATTCTCTTGCTCTGATTTCAAGATGGGCAGTAATAGTATCACCCTCTTTCAATTGAAGATCACACAGGGTGCCCATTACATAGAAATACACCTCTTTGGAATACATGGAACCAATTTCCTCAACGAGATAATTTCTCTTCTGCCAAGGATTACCTGCCTTACTTGTACCAGCCTGTAACTGACCTACTTTCTTTACTTTACAATTTAATACTAAATCCATTTTTTTATTTTTTATATTTCTCCTCTTTTATTTTGTCTAATTCTCTCATTGCAGACAGCCTTCTTTTGTGAGCGTCCACCCTTATCCAGAAAACCTTCCAGCTAACTTCCTTACCGTTAGTTGTGTTCTCTTTAAGTATCTTGCCACATTTAAAAATCTCGTTGACAAGATAATCATACCGTTCTTTATCATAGCAATATCTCATGCGACAAAAGTAATATTAAAAAATAAACTAATACAGAAAACAATATTAAAAATAGTTAATCAAATGGTTAATTCTTCCTCTTCCTCTTTCGACAATGCTTCCACGTCACCATCTTCACCTTTAGGAAAATACAGTTCGTCAAGATAGTTGCTTGCTTCACTCTTTTCAGCGAAACTCTTTATAACACTACCCCGTTTGCTAACAACACGGTAACTAATATTATCCTCTGCTACAACTTTATAACAATTTAAATCATCCACATCTACGACATCGGGAGCATTATCATCAATACGCATCATGCTTAATATATGAGAATACTCGTTCACCTTCACCGTACAGGAAAAAACATTAGGAACTGGTTCTATTATCAATCCGGCATTTATCAATGAATCAAAAGCAGAACGCCTGGGCTTGTATTTCAGTTGCCTCCTTATAAACTTCAACGTTATCATATTATCTCCCCTCTGTGCGGATAATACGCACAAACGTAATACCCGTAACGCATCAATACTACATAGAGGTGAAAGGTACTTGTACAACTGGACAGGAGTAAATTTATGGTAATAATCAAATACTCCCTCTTCCTCTATTTCCCTTACACGCCTTTCCCTTTCTTTATTTCTTACCGTTAAATTAGTAGTTTTCCTTACCGACATAGACTACCCTTTCCATGTATCGTTTTCCTTTATCCATTTACGTTCATCATCACTAAGATCACCTGTTGATTCCCTATGATACACACACTTGTTGCATAACCCTGCCTTGGCACGGACACACTTGTCGCAATCGTATGGGAAAAACGCTATAGTTGTCTTGTCATAAAAATCCTCACTAGCATCATCGTCAGAAAGCCATCCTTTGAACTTTGCAAGCATATCAAGCGCACCTTTCACATCCTTAAAATCAGCAGTGTCTATATCAGAACGCTTTAGGAAACTTTCTATAAGGCTTATCGCATCTTCAAATTCAAGGTTATCCTTGTTTATCAAAGTCTTTGTCTTTTCCTTATTCTCACCTTCCAATACACGCCTCATGGATGGTGTCACATAATCGGAAGCAAGCATGGAAGATTTGGCATAATTGACAATCTGGGTTATTCTTGGAGAGTTCACCCATTGCTTGGCTTTCATAAGCAAAGAACGCTCTGACATACCCTCGTCAACAACGTGCGTAGCCTTGTAAAACAAGACAGGATTGGTATCTATGACATAAGCGGACGCAGCCCATAACTCCATCTCATTCGCATCATCAATATGCTTTGCTATATCAATCTTCTTCTGTTTTTCATCGTCAATAAGAAGATTGTTACTAAGGGGAAGTTTACCCCATCCTTTATTCAAACCCATTATCTTTCCTCCTTTATCCTAGACTTTATCTCCCTTACCCTCTCGTCAAGCTCAGAAGAATATTTAAAAAGATTGTATATGCTACTCCTGTCAATACATAGGAAATCAGAAATTTCAGACATACTTAAACCCATGTCACGCATGACACAGCACACAAGAGCACGGTTTATCACAATATCATGCTTCCTGCTTTTCCTGTTAACATCAGTATCGGAGAGTCCGCTTGCCGCTAGAACTCTCCTAAAAACCAAAGCGTTATCAGCCTTTTTCCCCATTTTCCAAATTTTCCCGGTCTACGATTAATTGCATTATATCAGCGTAACCAGCCAAATCAACCATATTGTCACGCTTTTTATGGAATCCCTGCCTGCATAGCTTTACAGCTATCTGTACAGCAACACAGTCATAAGGAGATAATTCCTTTCCAGTAATCAAAGAAGCCATCTTGGAAATGTTTTCAAAATTGACTACAGCATCACCATAGTCAGACTGTCTGCTGTTGTTACGGATATCCTTTGCCTCATCAAGGATACTTCTCTCTTTAACATGATCAACATAAGCAATACAATCCGAGAAAAGAATATACTCTTTACCCTGGTCATCCGCGCAAAGAAACTTTTCACCATTCTCAAAACAGTATTTAACAGTGACAAATTTACCGAACACACTTGACTTGCTTACAGAATCTTCACCGTGAAGTGAAATGTATTTATCACGGTTTATAATTTTAACCTTGCTGTTCAATATAACTCCAATCATAACAAATCACCAACTTTTATGTTATCCGCATCCTTCTTGTCAGAAAAGAAGATACGGTCATACTTAGTTTCACCAAACTCAACAAACATGGCTAAGATAAAATACTTGTTCAATACACTGTCATAACCCTTGTCGTAAATCTTGTTTATCTTTTTTGTTTTCATACTTACTTACCTGCATTGTTTGTGTGACCAAAACCTCCATCACCCCTATCCGTTGAATCAAGGCTTTCAACCTCAACAAATTCAACCTCAATATAATTACTGAAAAGAAGCTGAGCAATTCGCTCCTTTGCGGCAATATAGAAAGGCTCTTTCTCAAAACTCTTCACTATAACACCGATACAACCAATATAGTCACAATCAATAACACCATCCAACACATCAGCGTCATGATACTTCCCGTCAACACCAATAATACCTTTCAGAGAAAATCCACTTCGAGGCTTGATAATAGCCTTCATATTTGATGGCATCTGAATGGCTATGCCAAGTTTAATCAGGTTACGACCTTTTCTTATCAACGTGTTGTCAGGAACATACAAATCATACCCGGCAGCACCATCAGTTTTTTTTTCGGGAAGAACTGTATCCCGTCTTAATTTTACAAATTTTACTTGATTCATTTTTTGTTTATTTTTGGCATTAATATACGATCTTACACCAAATAAATTTTGATAACTTTTAGTTATAAACGCTATAATTATTTTGGTGCTAAGGTAAGAATAAAATGCCATACTACATTAAATATTTAGTTATAAATTGTAAATACTCGGTTCTCTAAAATTATGAGAACCGAGTATATTTCATTAATGCTTTATACATTTAATCTTAAATTCTTCACTGCCAATTTTCATATTTAGTGTACATGAATTTGAATTAAGTTCGATAATATCATATCGTACATACTCTTCACCTTCAATATAGCAAATGATAGTGTTCCCAGAAATTTTATAAGTACCAGATCCGTTTCCAAAATACCCTCTTCCATTATAAGTACCGTCAGAATTAAATGTTGCATAAGTCCGTCTTAGTATAGACGTCCATCCTCCGCCAAATTCTATTTGGGTCAATTCCCATGTGCCAATAATAGCATCTTTGTATTCACTATCATCATCATCGGAACAACTACACAACCCCAATAACACTATTGAAGAATATGACTATCCGCATAATTCCCCAAACAACATGCTGCCACGCCTTCGAGAAACTAATGCTAATTTATTAACAGTTACAGTTGTCTTACAACCGTGAACCTTATTCCAATTTATATCTCTTAATGAAGCAAAACCATTACTGCTTCCACTAATGAAACAAACAACACTATTGAACTTAACCTTGTCAAACATGGTAAACATTGCTCCGCTTTTTGAAGGTTTACCACCGTTAAGCCAATAAGAAGCACTAGCACTTCGTCTTACACCGCCTTTACTGAATTTCTGCATATGCAATATCCTACTATGCCTAGGTATGAACCTTATTAAATGATGATTGCAAAGCCTACTTGTATTAAGATTACCAGCTATGCAATAAGCATCGTTGTAATGCTCCTTAGACAAGCCTAACTTAATCCTCTTGTACTTAGTAATATAACCATAAGTAATATTCACATTGCTGAACCTACTCTTCAGTTCTTCATACAAGAACCACCTCATCGTACTCATTGCACTCGCATCCCTAAATGACTTTCCACGATTAACATTCAATGTTATTTCACCTGAATGGTACTTTTCATGACAAGTCTTGCAAAGTGTAACCAAGTTGTTAGGAGCATTGCCACCTGTTTTCCTGCTCTCAATATGATGAACCTGCAATACATCATCCTTGCTTTTTCCCTTGCAATGTTGACAAATGTGATTGTCCCTAAACAATACATATTCCCTTACATTATAAGAATCAAGTTGTTCCCCCATCTGATATTCAGAGCTTTTAATGTCTGGATTTTTAATCTTCTGCATGTCAAATGCAGCCACCTCCACATTAACCTGTTTCACAGGTAACAATTTGTGGATTAAACTGACAATCCTTACATGTGAGTCGATCTTTTGTCTGATTGAGGGTGCGAGCCACCCTTCTTTAATCCTTCTATTGTCAAACCTTGGTTTCCTGTATCTTGTTTTCCTAAACCTTCTGCTCCTTCTCAACATTCTTCTATCAGAAAGTAGCTTAACAACATCATTCCTTAGTTCGGCATTCGCTGAAAAAAGTTCTTGCTTATCAGTTGTTGCAGAAACACCAATATGTTTGCTTCCACAGTCAACACCTAATGTTATGTGCTGTTTATATCCATAGCTTCCATTTATCAGTTTAATGGTAAACACGTCCTTTCTGTATATGACAGCCCTTCCCTGTTTCAATAGAAGTCTTGCTTTTCTCTCTGAACATGGCATTACTGGTTCATTATTTTTATTAAGGACATATACCATAAGTTTATTAGTTTTTCTTCAGTTAAGTTATTCCATTGTATATCTCTAATTTTTAAGTATTACGGCAGCTAAAATAGAGCTGCCCAGGACTTCTCCCGTAAGTTACCCATCGCCAAGGTTATGAAATGGTTTCAGTTGTCAGCAACACCGTTCCTTTAGGTTCTGTTTAATCACTGACCGAAGAGGTTGGGACTTGGATAAACATCCCAACGTTCCTATACATTCATTTCTAACGTAGCACAGATTGTACCTGTGCTTAGGCTAATCTGCTTACCCATCAATCACCCTTTGGGGATGATTGCGGATAGTCAAATCCATTTCGTTCCTCCGTATTCAATCTGAATGCAGCCTCCCTAGCCTGATCCTTCGTTCTATACAACTCTATTTTTTCAAACATACGACCATCATCACAGTCATACGTACACAAGGTGACAGCCCACATATTACCACGCGGAGAATAGAAATACCTACCGTAATCCTTTCCCATCACCTTACCGTCAATCCTTATTTCTCCTTTATTAGCCATAACATGCCTTATTTCCTCACCCCAAACTTTTTCCTAAACTCATCAATAGAGCACGCTATTCGCTGACCAAGTTGGTCTACATACAAAACAGCATCTTTAATCATTCGGTCATTCTCACTAAGCATGTGGATAATGCTGTCAACAACACACTCTTTGCCGCTACCTAATTCAACATACTTATTACCCATGACAATGCAGTCTTTTTCCTTCAAAGGAACAATACGTTCAATCTTGCCTTCGCGATATTTTTTCAGCTTTTCAAAGAACTCACGGTGCATGATACGCTCATTCTCATCCATCACATGATAAAATTCACAGCAAATATCATGAACATCCTTTATCGTATTAATCTCATCAAGGTTGTCAATAACATTCTGCAATGCCTCAAAGAAATTCACATCATGCTCATCCAATACTTCTTCCATCATTCTATCAATGGAAGCAATAGCCGCGTTCTTGAAATCAATATCGTCACAACGAAATCCCAAAGAGATATAATTACGCAAGGAAAGAAGATTTTCCTTAAAATCAATTCCTAATTCAATATCCATTCTCTAAATTGTTTAACGTTAATACTCTTCAAATTATTAATAACAGCATCTCCGATATCATCGTTATGCTTCAATCCAAAAGACAGACTAGGGAACTCCCACCATCTCGCCACACGTCCTTTGTCACCCCACAAAGATATAGCTTTATTATCAAAGTCGGGGAATAAAATAACATTTTTTGGCAATTTATTTCCAAGCTGGTTCATTCCGCCACAAGCTATCCATATAAAACCGTTACCGAAAGCCATAGAAGCTATTAGGGCGGTTTTTTCCGACTCAACCATACAAGTTATCGCATCGCTACAATACTCCCCTAAAAACGGCTTAAAAAAGCCACGATGAGTAAACCCTTCACCCGTAGTAAACTTTCTGAAAGCATGGGTTTCCTTCTTCCTGTGCCCGTTCACCCCATATCTTATCCTGTTGTCATGGCATACGTTACCATCCTTGTCAGAATACCAGAATACAGAGGATTCCCTTCCAAGACACCCTACCTTGTACCTTGAAAACACATCATTCACGGAGTCAACACCGAAAACACCTGAAAGGTACTCATACAGATTACTCTCCTTCCAATGCCCGGCATCACTAAGCCTGTCAACATACTTCATATCAACAAACCTTGATTCATGCTTCCCCGAATCATACTCCCTCTCGTAGAAATCCTTCAAACTCATCCTGCAACCGTCAGGACTTGACAGAATCCTAAAAGCATCAGAAGCACTACTGCAACCGGGAAGATAAGATACAAGAAAGTCAAACAAGTTGACAGAATCACCTCCCTGCTCGGTAACGGTGATACTGCCTGACTTGTTCATATAGAAAACCAGCTTATCCTTCCTGCTATGGCTCTCCAGATTTATCCGGGCAGGTAAAGTCCACCGTTTCCCCCTACGCCTGAGAGGAAGACCAAGCACAGTGTCAAGATTGGAAAAAATATAATCATAATCAATACTAGCCATATCACTACTTGAAATTACGCCATCCCTGTTTCAAATCCCTGAAAAAATCGCTCAACGTATAACGATAACCATCAGGGTATCCCAGAAAATCAGAAAGGCATGAAACATATCCATTAGGCTTACGACCGCTCGTCCATCGGTACACCATTTCGGCAGGAACCATAAACACAAGAAGAACAAATAAAATGTCAACGTATATGAGAAACATGACAAAACGAACAAAACACCTCATAATCATTCCTCCACATCCCCTAAAAGAAGTTTCTTTGCATAACGCAACGCAAACTCCCAATTGTAATAAAACGTACCTAGCAAATCAAAGAACAGACTATACACGGCATCCTTGTCTCCATCGGGAACGGAATACATGATATCATCCATCATACGGATATCATCACTGAACCTGGCATTCTTTGTCGTATAACGCCACAAACCGCCTATGGCAAGTATCTTGGCGTGTTCATAAACATGACCGTCAATGGAATATACATCACAAACGTAATCATTAAACCAATCCTCATTGTCAAGCACACCACTAACAGGACTTGCCGACAAAATCATATTAACAAACACACCAAAATGACAATACTGCTCTATCTTACCCGAATCATTGTCAAACTCAACCTTAAAGGCATCACGCCCACTCTCATTAATACTGCAAACCATGTCACTTACGTAAAGCGTCTTTAACCACTGGCTGAAATTATACCTTTTCAAACCAACCCTGTTACGAGATTCATTTATCGCACACTGGGCATCAGACACACATACATACCAATCAGAAGTCATACGAATACTTCTATCAAATAAAACAATCTCTTTATTATCCATATACAATAAAATTTTTCAGCAAAAATACATATTAAAGCAATATGGTAAAAACAATAACGATTAAATAATGTTTAGAGAAAATAAAATAAGCCTATAAAGATTATTTTATCTTTTCCAATATAACTATATATTCGTTGCACATCGTGCTTACCTTATTCCCACTTTCATTTGTTGGGCTTGCTTTAGAAGGCATTCTTTTGTTTGGTATTTCTCTTACTAAAGTATTTATATGTTTGAATCCATTTTTTTCAAACATTTCAGCAGTAAAGAAATCAAGATGTATTTGTATGCCTTTTACAGTTCTATTCCCTACTACATAGCAAACAATTCCTCCTGGCATTATTACTTTGGCAACATTTGATATAGATTTAGAATAATCATTTAAGAAAGAAATGACGTCATAATATCTATTGATATCATAAGATTTTATTTTATCTAAGGCATCTCTTATACAAATTGTTGTGAATGATTCTTCTGTTTGCTTTTTCCCACCCATTAAAATGCAGTCAAGGTTTTTAGCGTTTTCAAAGCCAAACCATTCATTTGCCCATCTTGAAAATTGGCCGTATGCAACGGTTGTTTTACTATCTCCATAAGGTGGAGAAGTTACTACCATATCAACTGTTTCAGGCTTTATAATTTCCTCTGGAATACATATACTACTGTTGAAATCATAAATCCCTACTTTACTATCTTTGTTTGCGTTATTGAATTGAATAAGCCCTTTAATATTTCTTACTGTTTTTTCTTCAAATAGCCTAAACACGTCTGGCTTAAATGTTTTTATCTTTTCTTCTGGCATTCTGAAACGTTTGAACTCTCCGTTTCTTGTAAAAGATACTTCTCTCACAACCTCAGATAAAACAGTGTTGAAAAAGTCTTTAAGTTCTTTAGGTATATGATTATTTATAATCTGTGATAAATACGATAATCTCATAAGACTATCTTCTGAATACCAATAGCTATAATTTGAAATATTATCAAAGCATTTTTTTTCTACAAGTTCTTCTTTATATTCAGATAAGTAAGATTGTATAACACTAAAGTTGTATTGTATATCTTTCTCTTTATAATGTGTGGTCTTTACTTTGCTTATTAGTCTTGCTAACGGGTTAATATCTGTTCCTATTACATCTATCCCTTTAATTGATGCTTCTACCAGTGAGGTTCCACTACCCATATATGGATCAAGAATTAGTTTAGCACCTTCTTGGGGAATGTATTCTTCAATTAAAGTTCTTGCTATTTGTGGAATCATCATTGCCGGATATGTGTGATAACAATGAGTGTATTCCTTTGTATTTGAGCCTTTGAAACTCCATCTGTTATCAATAGTTCTTTTATACATAAAATTACTTTATAATTGTGGGTACAAATATAATAAATGCCAATTTAAAACGGCAAATCCTCCTTCATTATATCATCAGCCTGTTGGAGAAGATATTCGTCAGGATTATACTTCCGTCTTAGGACAACCTGAAACAGCCTGTTCCTATTTTCATCCCACGCGGAAGTGACGGAATAGCCTTCCTGGCGTATCATGTCAACCATCTTTCTCTTGCTGTAAGGTCTTACGCCACAGTCATTGCAGTATGCTATGTATTTCACATACAGGTCACGGTCACGGATAGCCGATTCCTCAATATCTCCCGAAGAATCATACCCCGAATCGTAAAGATAGGACAGGACACTATTGGAATCACGTCTTGCATTCTCCGTAACGGATTCTATCGTATAACTTCTCGTAAACTCACCTTTATTCTTAACAAACCGTCTTGCGCCCTCTATTATCCAGTTGATAATGGCTGCCGATTCCTTTGACAGCTTCAACGGAAGAGATCTGTCCTGTTCCGATTCCTTAAACACACGATAGAACGGAATGACAAGGGAGCGTCTGAAATGACCGTAAGTCTGGTCCGAAACGGAAGGCATCTTGTTAAGGTTGGCCATAAACGGCGGCATCATGTCGGCAAGGAAAGGCTCACCGAACGGAAGGCGAGCCATAGTAGGCTCACCGGATATGAACTTCTTATACTTGCCACCGCTCACATCCTTCCCACCCATCTCGGAAGCATAGTTGAGCAGCTTGCCGTTTATCATAGCTATATTGTACTCGCACGTAGACTTGTCACCAGACAGATCAGCCATCTCCATATACGACACATTGTCTTTCCCCAGGGCATTGACAACAGCGTCAAAGAACACCGACTTACCGTTACTACCACAACCGAGAAGGTAACACATCTTCTCCATCTTGATCTTCTTCCTGTCAACAAAGGCACACCCCACAAACTCCTGCAAGGCATCCTGTGTGTCCTTCACCGGGATCACATCGTCCAAAAACTTCTCCCACAACGGGCTGCGCGCCAACGGGTCATAATTGATATTGATACGTATGCACGATTCTATCATGGGCGAGAAATCGAACGTTTCCATCGTTTCCGTGTCAAGGACACAATTGTCAAACGTGATGAAGTTACGCTTTGGATTGAATATCTCATGCGTCACGTTCTTCACGATGGTACGGTAGAAACGCTCGCTCGTATCGGTCATGTACAGTTCGCTAAGACCGTTTATCCGGCACAAGTCCATACACAGGCGCATCAGATCCTCCTTCATCATGGGAACGAATATCTTACCGTCAAAAGCCATGATAGAACCGCTCCTGTGGCGTCTGAAATTGCACTCCCTGCACGCATCGGCTATATCCATCTCGACCATAGCGGATATGGAACGCTTCCACTCGCCTTCATCCCTTGCTTTACGGAAACCGCGACCACCGCCCTTGTCCGCCAGCTTGCCCATAACGGAATCAAGGATGTATTCATAAGAAGCCTTTGCAGATTCAGCGACAGTCATTTTCCCCTCCTTTCTCTACCGATCCTACCGATCCTACTAATCCTACCGATTTCTCCCGGTCCACAACCTTCCCGAACATTACAACGGGATACAGATCATAATCGTCCGTTGATATGTCAGGGCGTGCGTCCATATCGTCAAGGGAAGAGTACACGTCCGCGATGTGCTCCAGTTTCCTGCACACGATGGAATCACGTCTTATCCCGTAATACTCTATAAGGTCAGCCATGTACTGTATGGTGATGTCCTTGAACCATGTGAACGCATCGTCACGTGTCTTTGCCCCGTCACAGCAGGTATTGAACGTGTACCCGAAACGCCTCATCTTCACGAAGTAGCTGTTCCGCCACAACGACACCGACTTGTCCATCTCGTTCCCTGCATTGCGTATGGCGGTGACGATGTTTCCCGGCATGAGCGCGCATCGTGAAACGCGAGCGGCGGAAGGCTTCCCGTTCGCCCCAGTCCCATCCACCATATCCACATCTGGCACGAACCTTAGATCATCCACGCTCCTTCCGCCCACAACGGACGTGTCATGCCGCATGAGATAGCCGGCATCCACGATATGACCGTACTGCCTTACCTGGTCCTCACACCACGAAGCGAATCTCCTTAACGACCGTTTCCACTCGGAAGGAAGCACATACCCGTACCTTGCACATATCTCAGCTATACGCTTCCTCTCCTTCTCCCATTTGCCCTTCATCTTCCTCTCGTACTCCAGCACCTCACCCTCCACGCTGACACCAGCGACCTGTGCAGCCATAGACTTTGCAGTTAAAGGTACGGGCACGCGCCTGATAAATGACGCTTCCGACACAAGAACCGTCCTAGTACCGTCCTTCAACGGCTCGTCAAGTTTGAGGAAACACTGCCTGTCCGCAACGTTGACGAGCGTAACCCATCCGAACAGCCGTGTCTGAACCCTCATTCCCTTGTACCAACGCTCCCTGTCGGGCATTGCATCGGACAGGCACACGACACGCCTTGATTCGGGCAGTCTGAGCTTGATTTCTATTTCTTCTTCCATTTTTACACACACATTTTATCTGATTTCACCTGCAAATATAGCGCAAAAAACAATACGAAAACAAATAGTTAAATTAATTAACTGCAAATGTTTACGTGATTAACAAATGCGTGTCAAGGAAGATAGTTTATCTTTCTTTACACAAGATTTTTTACTTTTACGTCCACAGTATGCTTTGAATAGGAAAAGTAAAAAATGTTGATTGTTGTTATTTTTTATTTTTGTTATAATTTTTCTCATTTTAGTTAAAATGATTTAACTATAATTTTTTATCTACTTATTATTTTCTACGTTAATAAATGTAAAATTGACTTAATTTAACATAAAATAAAAAATCTCAACACTGATAGTTGCATATGCAACTAATTGATTCGGGGAAATTCGTAAAAAACCTACGAAATTCGTTGTTTTTTCGTAGACTTCGTAAACTCTTCGTTTTTCAACATTTGTCAATAAACTCGCACAAATTAGTGGTTAAATAGCTGAAAACAAGCTATTTAGTCGTGTCAAAAAAAATTGAATCGTAACCCTATACGAAAAAAACCCCTATTAATTTACGTATTAAATGTTAAAAGTAATATATATATACAAAATATACATACACGTACACCTTACATGCTCTATTACAATACATATACACGTACATCACATATACGACACATACAGCATAAAACACCAAAACTGCATACGTAATTTAGTATAGATACATATCAAAACGACGAAATCAACGAAGAATACTGTAAACCAATAACTTATACTGCAAAAAAAGACATAAAAAATGCAACCACACCTACGAAACACACCGAAAAACCTACGATTTTCGTAACTTTTTATGTAAAGATTTATCCGATTTTGTTGAAAACTACCGAAAATACACCACCAAAACGCAAAATCAGCCATCCGAGCAAAATTTGGAGAAAAAAAATTTTCAGAAAAAAATTTATCGGAAGCGACACACCCACTGCGAAACCTCCACAAAAGGGGGTATGGCACTGATTTATAGGTAATTACACACGTTTATCTACCACGTTTCTCAACGTTTGTAAATAAAAATAAATTCTTTTCTACGACAATCGAATTTTGAAATCTTTACAAATAAATATCTTTACAAGTGACATCTACGAAGATTTCGTAATTCCCTCACGTTCAGATACTTACAATCAAATTTAACACAAATTAACATTGAAAAATCTTGAAATTAAACATAAAATAGGTCTTGCATGGTCGGATCTATTAATATTATGCAATATTAATTTAAAATATGTATATAAACTGTATTGATTTTGGAAAAAACGGGCTTAATTTATAATGAATGTTAATGAAATATACAACCTAATCAAAAACGCCGTATGTTTGCAGTGTCGGAAGGACAAAGCGATATATGACATATTGAAACAGCTTGCCACGGTGAGAGCGTGGTACAGATCCGCAAACAAGGATAAGCGGAATATAAATAGCGGTGTAGCTAGCCACGATGCAGAGGCACGGAATATTAGATAAGGGTGATAATGTTTTAGTGCGATATGTGATTAGCTCCTGATACGATATAATATAATGTATGTGCGTGTGTATCCTATACATAAGCCTTAATACTTGTCTGTTATGCACGGATAAGTTAATATAAGCCGTAAAAACATACGATACGCGCATACTGTAATGTAGCTACCATGATATTGGTAACGGTTACAAGCCCGTATAGATACAGAGTACAGTATATAAACTTAATACATTATAATATGAAAGCAAAGAGAATAACAATTAATCAAGCGAAAAAAGTATTGGAAAACATAAATACCTATGTACATGTAGGTAAGTTTGAAACGGGTCTAAGAACCAACTTAAAGCGCGTTAAATCAAAATGTTATACTACTACTTATGAGTATAATGGATTTTTAGAAAATGCAACAAAATTGGCTATTATTGCTGAAGTTAACATATATAGAGTTTTTGAGGTGGAAAGATCCGAAACATGTTATTACCTAAAAAACGACTATACGGAATATAATATATATTGATAACAAAACAAAATTTTATTATACCGAAATAAAAGGTAACAAATTTATAGCTGTTACTTATATGGGTGTATGCAATGTATACCAATTGTTTTCGGAAATACTTCCTATGTCTGGAAACACGGAAAACGAAATAAAGGATAAATTGATAAACGTATATAACGAACTGCAAACAGGTAAGGAAATACAAGTTAAAACAAATGTAGGTTTATTAAATATAAATCTCATGAAGCCTGGAAATTTCGCCCTAGTGATAGAAGGGCGTACCGTTCATACCTTACTAAATAAATTTGAAACATTTTGAGATTATCTTAAAAAATTCATGTTATGATCGAAACATTAATATTATTAGGTTGCTTGTACTTATCTATACGGGTAACTGACTATATCGAAAAACAGAAACAACAATAATTAAAACGTAATATTATGGAAAGAAGAAACGACATACCTAATTTGCTTGCAATGTATATACGTAACACGCGGGAAATATACAGTATTACATCATGGTTGCAAAACTGTGTTCTTAAAAAAACAAACAACGGTGTACAACCACAATTAGAATACCTTGCAAATTGTAGCACAATGAAAACCATAATCAGGGAAGCCGCCAAACTGTTATACAAGTATGACGGAATAACACCCACAAAACAGGAAAAACAGGAAGCGGCCCGGGAACATGCTAAATATATCCTTGATAGTGTGCAATACTTCATTCAAAACGCCAATAGAGGGTAAAATAAAGCCCTATATTAAAAGATCTAAAACAATACCGATATATCACCCATAAAAACAAAAACATTATGATACAGGTAACAGTAAAAAACAGCAAAACAGGTAGCCAATATATTTGTAAATCGGCAAGAAGAACGGTAAAGAATATAACATATAATCATATAACTTATCATTTGATATGCAGACATAAAGATCACCCGTTTTTTAAACAGTTTTACCACGGTCCAAAAGGTATATATATAGATTCACCACGATACAAGGAAATAGAAGCCCTAGAAAAACCTATCTGGAATACACCGATACACGAACTACTAGAGCTAACCATCACGGAAACACCCCTAGACGGACGTACCAGATACGCAAAACAATTACCCGTATATAATGTAGACGTATTAGCGGAACTCACCTATTAATCAATCAAAAACAATATAATTATGATACAATTTACTATTAACAGTTTCAGCCATGGCCTAACAGGCCGCCCGTACAACTCGATCAAAGACGCAATACAAGACGGTGGATACTCCGTTTGGTGCAACGAAAAGATCAAAAAAGCATTCAGTTTCGGGAACGGCACGGAAAAGGACTTTGAAAGGTATTGCAAAGACAACCATTGCAAAATCATAAGCGAAAGCGATTTTTACAAGGAAATACACTCTTTACCGTTTAACGAGCAAATAACACATATCCAATTTATTAGAGAGCAATTAAGCCTTTACAATAACCTATAAAAACATAATGCAGCAATGAAAAAGAAATACGCTATAGACCAATTACAAGAAGCAATTACCAAGGTAAACAATATAGTGGATAATCGTGTGGGGTGTTTCCAAGAACCAATAATACCGAGCGATTGCCCTACGTTTGATGAAGCTACGGCAAACTATGTTAGGGAAAGACTGGGATTATACCTAAAATCGTGGGTATTGCCAAAACTTGATGAATTATCTAAATGAATAGTATTATGGAAAAACAAGAATTTATCGAAAAGTACAATTTTGTCAAAGAAAGTGTTATATCTGCAATGGATAAGGCTTTAGAACGTGCCCTAGAGAACGAAGTAATAGACCTAAGTAAATGTGATGGCAATTATTTAGATGTTTATCCGCTAATCGGAGCGGTTTTAAAGAGAGAATTAAGCTATATACTTGACGGTTCTCCTACTTACAGTCGTTCTATAAAACGTAAAGCGACTAAATATAATTACGATTATAGAATATGGCACGATTATGCTGGAGATTATAAACATAAATAAATATTATTTACAAAGAGAAAACAAAATTTACAAAAAGAATTATCTCCTATTTTTGACAATGAAAGTATTAAGATAGGAACGTTTAAAGCTAACAGAAGTATTGATACATTGGATCTTATCAAGGAAAATATCAAGTTTTGGAAAAGCTATGACGGACACAAGCTACCTGATAAACAGGTTAAACGCCTGTATTATAACGGCACCAGGACACAAAACATAATCAAAATGTACATAAATACGCCTGAATTGATTAAGTTTGTAAGAGAGCACGCAAACGACTATAATACGTTAAATCGAAAGGACGTACCTAGCTGCATAACTATTGATCGTAGGCGGAGTGAACGTTATTTTTCCGTATATATCGAAAAGTTTGGGAACGTGCGTTTTGATGAAGTGTTAAGAGTTTTCCCTTTGCTTCCAAAATCATATTTGAACGAATGATGAAAGTGATTAGAGTTTTAAGGAGAATACTAACCGATTCGGATATTATAGATCTGTATGGTCTATATTGTGAATTTTACAAAAATATATAATAATATTAGATAACATTTGTAACCGTACCGTTTGAACAAATGAGAGAGATACGCAAGGAATTAGACCGATTTGTTAAGCCTATACAGATAGAGGTCATTAAGAGCGATTTTGAAACTGTTTCATTCAGGGAATTAAGATAAAGCGGAAATAATGTGAAATATTTTCCCGGTATGGAGAACAACAAACAGAGCGACACTGTTACCGGGAGCAATTTTTGACTTAAAAACGAAAATAAACGAAAAAATATGAATATTATTACAGACAAAACAAAAGCCCCTGCAAAGCTACGTTACAGGGTGAGCAATAACAGCGGATCAATAAATAAGGAGTTTGGCAAAAACCAACAGGCGGCTTATTATGGCATTAAGGAACAAATGATATCTATGTTTTCTTATAGAATTAATAAGGATAAGAGATTTTATACGATAGAAGTATTTGAAGTTCCATCTATTGAATTAATTGAATTATGTGATTCTTATAACTGTAAATTGATGGCAAACATTTTGAATAAAAAAATAAATATAGGGAATTTGATCAGGTGGTAGTCTATGAAGTTTATCCGATTAATCTGAATGATATAGAGTTTGTATAATAAAATTTTTTCAATTATGACACATAAAGAAATAGAAAACGAACTTGGCTATTGGGGAGATATTATCAGAGAAAACCCAGATAGATATGCGTATGTTAGGCAACATTTTTCAAATGATGTTTGCGATTTAAAGCCAATAACTTATAGTGCTTTGTGGAATTTGTTGCTGCATTCTGAGGCGAATGATCTTTATTACTACAATGAAAATCATGCGATAGACGAAACGTGTGTGTTTTATGAGTTCTACTATGATCTCGGTTTTGAACTTCCAGAAGATAGAGGTCTTGATATGAATTATTATCCACATATTTGTATTGAACTGAATGACAATGATGGATATGAAGGAGATATTGATATTTTCATGTTGGACGAATGGGATGCTTCCGAAGATATGACGAATGAGGATAAAGAACGATTTGATGCAATACGAAAAAAATATCCTATTACATTGATTAATAATTTGAACGATTTGAACGATTTGATATAATGGGAACGAACAATAAACAAGCTATCCTAGAAGGGAGAAAATGGGACGTAATAGAGAGTGTTGACGGATATTTTTCCGGGGAAAAAAACGGAGTTATCATACAAGGAACGACAATGAGTGATCTGTATGAAAAATGTAAATCTTTTGACATAGCTTCGGTTATGGAGAAGATTAAGACGGGTGACAATCTGAACGACTGGGAAAAACGCTTAATAAAAGTTAATAAAAAGTTGTTGGAAAACCAATAATATATATATTTGTCGTATGAGAAATAAATATGTCACATTTTACAAGGGCTGTACAATAGAGGTCACAGGAGAAAAAGACTTCATGTACCGGATAATAAAAGGTGAATGGATGGTTCTCTTTGTAGATATGTTTTACAGGTCTACAACTGATGCGTTAAAGGGCGCAATGAGGTGGGTGGACAATAATGTTAGAAAGGAGTGAATTTATGCTTTTTGGAATTGTTTTTGCTATGTTAATGAAAGCTATATGTGGAAATATGTTGGACGATTGATGATTGTCATTGTATGGCTTATTGTGTTACAGGTCTTGTCTGAATGTTAATTATGTGTGTATATGTATATGACTAAAGAAGAATTTAAATCAAAGAAAGAAATTATCAATTCAAAGATAAACGAATTGAATAATGAAATGGTAAAACTCAAAAAAGAGTATATCAAATCCAACATAAAGTATCCTATCGGAAGCAAGGTTTGTATCACCACCCCTGCATCAGTATATACGAGTTTGCATGATTTGACAGGTGTCACCGTTCCTGAAACAAAACAGTATGCCTATATTGTGGGTTATGATGTCAGTTACCTGTGCGATATCAAACCATTGTTTAAAAAGATAAACAAAGATGGAAGTGTATCTAAAGTAAACTTGTATGTTAATCTCGAAAATGTTGTAATAGAATTGGTACAAGGTCATGAAGAAGGTAGAAGTAGGAACCCTTGACGAGAACGAACTGTTTGAACACAGGGGAGTAATATACGAGGTTTTATATAAGACGGATTATTGTGTCCGTTGCCAATACCCAAACGACAAATACCGTTACAGGGATAAATGGAAATATCTCTATACCGAGTTTAGTTTGTGGACAAAAGTTAATAAATTATGAAAACACTGGTTTTTGATGTGATGCTTGACGGGCGGTTTGTACATACGTTCAGATACCAATATTGCCCGTTGTTTCCGATAGACGAACAGGAACTGGAGAAGTTTGTCACTGACAGGCTTCCTACGTTGAAAGGTAAAGATTTTAAAATAGTATTTTAATATGAAACAGACAGTAGAAGAAGCGGCAAGGGACGCAATCCACGCTCATTATAAATGCAACGGTGAATATCCATGCGGAGAACGTGACTATTGCGAACATTGTAATGGTCATAATACAGCATTCGATTGTTGCGAATGTGGCGCAGATGAGTTTAAAGAAGGATTTATTTCTGGTGCAGAATGGCAGTCAAAGCAATCTCCTTGGATAAGCGTTAAGGAACAGTTGCCGGAAGCCTTTAAACTAAAACTAATCCTTTTAAAGGATGGGCAGGTTAGAATTGCTTCCATCAATTTTCAGATTACTTGTTTCTGGTATGACAGAGAAACTAATGAGAGTTTTGATTTAGAAGATGTCGTTGCATGGATGCCCATCCCGTCTTTTGATGATATAATCGAATCCAACAAGGATGTACTTGAACGGATTAAAGAGAAAGGAGATTAATATGGAAGTAAAGAACGGAATAATAATAGACGGGGTGCTGCATGAATCATCAGAAGGATTTTGTAATGAATGTTCCTTATGCCAGGAATGCTCTAATCTTTTAGACGATAACTATTGTGCCTTACTCGATTTGGGAATAGGTCAGTGCTTTGTCAGTCGTGGGAAAGTAACGGAGATTAAAACGAAGGAGGAAAAGAAATGAAACAGGTATTGTCATTCGAGCAAATGAAACATTTGAAGGATCTTGGAGTAAATACAAGTGATGCAAGTATGGTATTAATTGCCACCGATGATGATGGTTGCACGTTATTATGGGAAGATGCTGAAAAAGCAATTAAACACCATTTGTACGATGTCTATTTCAATCTATATTATGTTGAAAGCAGTAGTTATGATCATTCCTTTAAAAAAGAGTGTGGAGTTTTTACCTTGCAGGATATTCTCGATAAGCTGCCTTGCTTCATCGGCAATCAAGTGCTTACCATCCAAAAACTTGCAGATAGATATACATGCTTGTATATGGAATCTTATACTAAGTCTATGATAAAGATTACAGAGAGTAAAGAACTCATTGATGCAGCCTACGATATGTTGTGTTGGTGCATTGAAAACGGATATGTTAAAGTTGGGAAGGAGGAATAACTAAAATGGATATAGTACCTATTATAACAAAAGATAATCTTTCTAAAGAACAGATAGAATATCTGCAAAAGCAGCAAACAGAATATAAATTAGTTAATAAGATTAAGAAGAATCCGGGACATATCCTGTTTTCTTTTAATCGAAAAACAGGAGAAATTAAGAGAGCTTCTATTATACACAAGGTTAATATTGGTTTGAATGGGCTTCCTGTAACCAAAACTGAAACGGTTATAGAACCTGATTGCTATTACGAACAAGCCTTGAATGAAAATAATTTTAGAAAGAAATTGAAGAGAATTGGATTGTTAAATGTTTAAACGCTTTAAAAACGAATAATTATGGGATTTACAACACCGTGTTTCATACGCAAAAATACTGATAATATTAGAAATAGATTAAAAGAGGTTGGATATAAAATGCTTTCCCCAATAGAATACGACAATCTCGAATGTAGCGATAATTGGGTTAATGATATAAAATCGCTCAACGACTGTAACGGCATTAATTGCGGTTTCAACGAGGAACTTTTCCTAGCTATCGCTGCATTAAGGGATGATAGTAACTACATGCAGTGGTTTATAACAGATTCCATTCTTAGCGTTTCTTATAGCGATTCTATTGGTAACGATCATTATTTCATAGAGCCAAAAGGCATTATGTTCTTTTGGGATGAAAATTGGGATAATGCAACCATTATTTCAGGACGTTATCACAAGGCTACCGTAAATGAACTGATTGAACATTTTAAAATAAAGGAGGAATAATGAAAGCAAAGTATTTTAAAAAGATAAGAAGCCAAGTAAAGTGGTATAAGGTATCATATAGAGATAGTTTATTTTTTAGTTTTAGCGATGAGAAAGAAATATTGGCTAAATCTCCTGAAAATGCTTGTGTCAGATACCATAAACGTACTGGATGTTTTGTTAACAAATATAATCCCAATAATATTACACAATATAGTGAATCTCTTTCAAGGTTCAAGGTATGTATAGGTAAGAAAGTAATGTATTTCGATTAAATATGAAAGCAGAATGGAGCCTTGGTTTCACTGATGCGCTAATAAAGAAATTAAAAGGAGAATAAAATTATGACCGAAGAACTTGTAACATTAGAAACTGCTAAACTGCTGAAAGAGAAAGGGATGTTTACAGATATAGAATTTCCTCCGCAATCCGTTGCCCAGAAGTGGTTACGTGAAACCAAAAATATTCATATATGTGTATATAACTGTGCTTGTGGCTATGGATACGAAATATCTAAAGCTGACAATGGAACTCATATAACCAGTTCTGTTTATGAAGGACCTAATGATGGTGGTAAATGGGATGTCTACGAAGACGCACTTGAAGCAGGATTACAGGAAGCATTAAAACTTATATAAATATGAAAAAGATTTGTTTCAATGATAAATTTGGATTAACACAAGCGGTGTTGGACGGTTGTAAGACAATAACTAGACGAATTGTTCCATTTACATATTGTGAAGATAAAATTCATTTGTCTAGATATAAGGTTGGTGAAGTCGTTGCCATTGCGCAAAGCTATGAAACCGTTTACCATGAACAAGGATTGGAAACACTTGATATGTTAGTTAGTGGTTGGAAGTATAGCAAAGGTTGGCGTAATAAACTCTTTGTCCGCGCTGACTTCATGACCCATCATATCCGAATTACCGATATCAATGTTGAACGTTTACAGGACATTTCCGATGAAGATTGCTTGAAAGAAGGGATATATGAAGATTCGGGTGATGATGAGTTTCCACCATCTATATTTTATGAATTTGATGGAAACAAAGACGATGGATTTGATACACCCCGTGAAGCCTTTGCCGCCCTCATAGATAAAGTATCAGGCAAGGGCACATGGGAATCCAATCCTTATGTTTTCGTATATGTATTTGAACTGATTGATTAACAGATTATATTGTTATGGAAATAGCAGAATTAATATTTAAATTCATCCTTGCCTCATTAAATGTTTGTGCTTTGGCATTTACTTTAATTTTGGTAAGCAAGTGGCATATACGCATGGAGAATAAGCTGGATGAAATAGAAAGATATGTCCGCCATGTATCAGATCGTAACGATATTGTTTACATTAACCAGCTTTCGGAATTGCAAAGACTGTTGATAAAAGAGGAACGGTATGAGGAAGCCGACAAGATTGGGAAAATAATCAAGGATGAAGAAATTAAATTAGGAATAAGGAAATGAATAATATTAATCTAAACGAACTACGGAATATAGCTTATAAGACAGCTTGTGAGCATGGTTTCCACGATAAAGAATTGAGTGACGAACACTACCTTTGCCTTATCGTTGGAGAGCTTATGAAAGCTGTGGAAGCGGATAGGAAAGGTAAACGTGCCGACAGAGAATCTTTTAAATCTTCTTATGAGAATGAAGAACCGCACGATGATGCCAATTTCAAATATTGTTTTGAAAAATATATCAAAGATACACTTCCAGACGAACTAAGTAATGCGGTTATACGCCTGTTTGACCTTGCAGGACTTCGAGGGATAAGCCTTGAATCTGCTAGTAATGATATTAACTCCGAATATATGGATGATATTGCCTGCATGTACAGCCAATTGAGTTTCACGGAAGCGATATATTCCATATTTATCAAACCGATTGTAGATTACCAGTATCTTTCTACGATTGTAAATGAGATGATATTTTCAATCTTTGCACTAGCCAAACATCTTGACATATATTTGCTATGGCACATCAATCAGAAGATGAGATACAATGAACTAAGACCTATGTTTTACGGAAAAAGATATTGATTATGAAAACAATTATATTTACAATCATATGTATTATCGCCCTATTATGGGTTGGAGATCTAACAATTACATTTAAGCCGTTTTCCATCTCGTTGCCCGGTTGGCATAAAGCTTTAGGTATCATCCTGTTTGTATTTGCAATGGCGGTGTATAACATTGGCGAATACGCTAAGGGGTACAAGCATGGTTTTGATGATGGAACAAAGGAATGTATTGAAGCGATTAAGGGAAATGGGAAGAAATGACATTGATTTCCCATTATTCCGTATATTTAATGGAGTAACGGGGCGATATGAACTTCTTATTGACGATGTATCCATAGATGCTTATGGACGTGTAAGAGATAGCAGTGGTTGTGTTGTAGAATGGTTTACAGGCGTGTTTGACATGAACGGAATACCATTGTTTGAAAACGACATAATCATGCCTGTAAAGGACGGAATAAGCCAATACAGGCGTATATGGAGAACGGTAGGTGGATTTGTGTTAAGCAGAAGAAATGATGTGAAAGGACTGTCCAAATTGGATATGCTTGGTGCGGACTATCTTGTGAACGAACGTGTGCAGCAATACATATCTGATGGTTGCGTAAAGGTAGGGTCTGCAACAATTGATCTTAACCTGTTGAAAGGAAGAACGAAAGAAGAGATTATTAGGAATTTATTAAGGAGCAAATAAATACCATTATAAAAAATTAACACATAATATTTCCTAATATCGTTATATAGTATTATATTTGTACCATACAGGGATAGGAACGGAGTAGCTACCTTCCGACAAGCTGAAGTCAGTACGGTTTCCCTGTTCTCCTTTTTACTGGCAAAACATAATACTGGCTAATATGCAATTAGTTTATAAATTTGGCATCAACCATTATGACAGGCTTTGCGCTATCTGCCGTATTACGAACAACCTGTACAACCAGGCGTTGTATATTGTCCGTAACGAGTTGAAGGATAACGACAGGTGGTTGTTCTATCCCGACTTGGACAGGATAATGAAAAATGTCACCAATCTTGAAGGTACGGTGAATTACAGACTTGTGAAATCACACGTAGCCCAACAGACATTGCGCGTGCTTGACAAGGCAATGAAGGGATATGTCAAGGCAGTAAAGGATTGGGCGAAGAATCCCGGGAAGTATAACGGTAAGCCCGAACTGCCATGCTATCACAAACGGGGTGGGATGAGCAATGCGATATATACCAACCAGTCATGCAAGATACATGACGGGTATATAATCCTTGACCGTGACTTGAAAATACCCGTTCCGCAATGGGAGAAATACAAGGGCAGAATCGAACGATTCAAACAGGTTAGGATAATTCCAAAACGTACATACATGACCGTAGAGGTTGTATATGATTGTGTCTGTTCGGATAATGTCGGTACGGGTATGGCTTCAATAGACTTGGGTGTGAACAACCTTGCCACGCTGGTTTGCGGATGCAATGCGCTGCTGTTTTCCGGCAAGGTTGTCAAGTCATACAACAGATGGTTTAACAAAACATTATCCATGCTGCAATCCATAAAGGACAGGCAGGGTATAGACAAACTTACAAACAGAATGAGAAAGATGTATGAGAAACGTGAACGGTTTATGAATGACGCGATGCACAAGACAAGCAGGCGTATCGTTGATTATCTTGTATCACACCATATAGGCACTCTTGCTGTAGGCTACAACAAAGGATGGAAGCAATCCGTCAATATGGGCGGAGTAACCAATCAGAAGTTTACATTCATCCCTTTTGCGAGGCTAAGAAGCTGCCTTAGATACAAGTGCGAGCTTGCAGGTATCAGCTATATCGAACATGAGGAAAGCTACACTAGCAAATGTGACGCTCTATCTATGGAGGATATATGCAAGCATGATAGCTATCTCGGCAAGCGTGTCAAGCGAGGACTGTTCAAGTCGGCAGTTGGAAAGGTTATCAATGCTGATGTCAACGGTGCGCTTAATATCGGTAGAAAAGTATTCGGTGATTCTTTCATGATAGCCGATAGCGGGCGTTGGTATCGTCCAGAACGAATTAACGTTTTAAAATGTGTATAAAAATTAACATTAATGCCATTAGAAATTTGTCCAGGAGAGTAAATTTATGAAAGACAAAATGCTAGAGGAAAGTTTGAACAATTTCTACAGGACGTTTCTTATTTGGGTGATAAGATGTTATCCTATATTGTTCTGTATTGCTATACTTGTCCATCAGTGTGAGGTTATACACTCTGTTGGAACAGGTGATATCATTGAATATTATGATGGTGACACATTGGAGTATATTTAGTATGCCACTCCGTTTTCGGACAAGTACCTTACCATATTCTTTAACGCCAAACTGTTTAATGCAATATTGTTTTATGTGTTGTCAAAGGTATTTTTATTTTGTATATACCATAGAGTATTTGTCATTGAAATGTTTATATACGCAATACTGGATATTGTATTTAATAATGTGGTGTTTGAGGACGCACATTTGATTAATGCGATATACTATACATCAATTGGTTTTGTTACTGTTGGATTCTTTATTGCATTATACTTGCATCAAAGATATGGAGATAGGAAAGTGCACACGCATCAAACTATCAGTGATGGGTATAGGTGTTGTAATAAGTAATCTATTTTTTACCCATAGCTTGTGTTCCTCCCGTATTCTTCATGTTTATCTTGACCTTTATGGGGGATGCCTTTTTATTTGATGTTACCTTAGGTGATTTAACATTCACCCTAATCACTTTCTTTGCCATGTATTACTCATTTTAATTGTTTAACAAAGTTAATTATTTTTATTTATGCAACAAAACAATATTACCGATAAAACAGCTTCGGCACACAAAACGGACGAAATAATGGTTTACGAACATCCTTTTTTTGGCAAAATTCGTGTGTTTGTTCGATATGGTAAAATTTGGTTCTGTGGATTAGACGCTGCATCTTCTTTACAGTATTCAAATCCATTAAAAGCTCTTTTAGAGCACTGTAAACCATCCTCCGTAATGATGCGTGAAGTAGGGGATGATATAATGGAGTTTATTAATGAAAGGAGTATGTATAGACTGATTTATAAAAGCCCTTTTCCTCCTATGGCTGATGAATTTGAACGTTGGATATTTGATTATATTATTCCATCAGTTACCAATACAGGAAGTTATTATGCACAGGTTAGATTACCAAACTTCAACAATCCTGCCGAATCTGCCAGGGCGTGGGCTGATGAGTACGAAAGGAATCAAGCGTTAAAGCCACAACCAAACGAATCCAATGAATGGTATAGTATCAAAAGATGGGCAAAGGAAAACGGTGTCAACTGGAAAAAGATTAGCCGGATGAAGATGAAGGTAATATCTTGCAAGCTAGGTTATGAGATAAAAAAGATTTTTGACGATAACCATTGCCAGGTAAACACATACAATGTAAACGTATTTAAGGAATACTTTAATAAATGTGAATAAATAATATATATTTTAAAACATTTTATAGTATGTCATTTTATTGACTATATTTGCATCATGTTTGAGTGTAGAAGCAAGCATATCTATAATGAAAGTTTAGGGGGAAAGCGTTCCCCCGATTTTAGTAACCATTAAGCGATAAGACAATGAAAAAGTTTTTAGAAATAATGATGATTGTATTCTGTCCTTATATTGTAATATACAGGCAGAAACGACAAATCAGATTATTGAAAAGCGATATGAATTACGCTAGCAAACTTTGGAGTATTGAAAGAGATCCAAAAAGCGTAGATTACGACTGGATTGTAAGAAACGCATTTCATGTCAAACCTATTTTTTCTTTATGTGCTAAAAACAAAAGATCATGATTCTACTAGAAATTTTTCAAAACTGCTTTATTGTAGGGTATGATGGAAAGAAAATACCCTTTGTAAAAGATGATTTCTTGTTTAGTGATACTGGGGAAAGATATATTTTGACCAACAAGGAAAACAGTGAACAGGTTAGCCTACCGAAGCAATCGACAATAATAATTAAACATAATATTTTTCATGAAGGTATTGATTAGAAAGGATTCAAGCGACATAAGAAACAGACTTGAACGGTTAGGGTACACCGCTTCCGAAAAAGCGTTGGAGGGATTTGGTGATGGTATCTTTGTAGACAAGTCAGATAATACTTTTCACGTAAAATCAGAGTGGAATGTTATTTATATGTTTCTTGAAACAGTAGATTGCGGAGATGACGAGAATATGTTTTTTGATTTTGTAGAAAACGATATAACGTCAATAACGCCAACAATGCTAGGTAAATATAAATCTTTAATAAAAGTTTATAACTTTCCCATCATTAATACATCTAGCATTAAAGATGTGTTGTACTTTGAATATAGAGAATATAACGTCATAGAAGTTACTATTGTTTCAGTGTATGGGGTAAAGTTGAAAAACATAAAGGATGTAGACTTTTCAGACCCTAATGCGGATACAATAATAGAGTATATGAAATCGTTGCATAAACAACTAAAAGAATATATCAAATGAAATGTAATTTTACCCCTATGGACAAATTCTACCAGATACTGGATTACTATGGTTTGTCTTACACGGATATTAAGAAAAATCATATCCGTGTGTTTTATGGAAACAAGAAAATGTTTGATTATTATCCGCTTCGCATGAAGCTGTTTGATTACCACGAATGGCATCAGCTTACTTATCCGTTCGTGAAGGGCAAGGAAGATGAATGGGAAGTAGAACTTACCATGTTCATTAGCGGAGTGTTGGGAGATGAGATGTTTAAAAAGTTTAAAAACGATTGATTATGGATAAGAAAGAGAAGGAATTTACTCCAAAAGCTATAAATTTGTGTGGCAAACGGAGAATGCTATCATCCATAAAAGGATGGGAGATTGTTCATTATAACAATTACTCTAAAGGTATAGCCAATGTTCAGCCTGTGGACAAACTGAGAGTAACACTTTCAGGACGTGAAGTAATTGAGTATGTCCTATCTGATGGAGATAAAACGATTGATAAACTAGACAGTTATTTCGGATTGCTATGATGATAAAAGTAGACATACCTGAACCGTTCATAGACGGTGACAATACGATGGTAAACATCACGTCTGATTCATTCTGCTATTCCAGCATTGATTCACGTTATGAAGGATTTCAGAGTTCCTACAAGGACGGGAATATGAATCAGAAGATACAGGGAAAACTAGAGATAATTGCGGACCAGTTTAAAGAACTTATAAAAATAATAGAAGATGGAAAGACATTTGTTAATACAGGAGTGTGAGAGAGAGGAAAAAATGAAGGAGTTGCGCAAGCTGCAGAACGATCTTATCAAGAAAGGCCGTATGGTTGAATGCTCTCGTGTAACAGCCAAGATAAAGGAGTTTCAGGAAGCATATATCAAGGCTTATCCTGACGGTAAATATGTAAGGGGCATGGATATTATCAAGAAGATGTCTGATGATGAGAAAATGGATTGGATGATGTATGTCAACGCCATTGCTTTCTGTGCTGATATTATCCATTCTTCTTCCATAGAGTTGAATGAAATGCTAAAGAAAACACTCCCCGGATCTAGCCTTCAAATGTTTGAAACGCTTGAAAAGGTAGGTACTATGGCAAAGAATCAAATCCTATGGATGGATAACAATGTTGACGAGAAATACCAGGATGACTTTGCAAGATATGCCGATGAAATATCCGTGATGCTTTTATCATTTGTTAAAAATAAATTTTTGCCAAGAAAATGACAAGAGAAGAGATACACAAGAATGTGCTGGAAATAAGAAATTATTATTTCAGCATTCAGAATAAGATTGATAACGGATGCAATGTTTCAGAATTGGACATAGATTCTAAAACGCACAACAAGATGATTGACGATACCATAAAATCAGCCCTTGAAGATCATAAAATTATTCTTGCTTTAGAAAAATACAAGTTATGAAAAAGAAAGAAATAGACGAAGGATATATTGTAGGTGACTTTTATATTATTAAAAGCCCTATCAAAGAGGGATGGCTTCACGTAGTGAATATAAAAACATCTTGGCAGATAAAGGTGATGATGGGAGCGAATACGGCAAAGTTTCTAAGCCTTCCACAACAGGAAATATTTGATAGGATTAACGGAATATATATTCAATCCATGATGTCTTTATACGATTCAGAGTATGCCTTGAAAATAGCTAAAGATGCTGTGTCTTATATGTCTGAAAATGCAAAAAAGATGGAAAAGGTGGAAAAGGTGGGAAATACTGAAAATGAAGATATTGAAAAGGTGAAGAAAGATGAGTTCATGATGAAAATAGCCACATCTTCCGATGAAGAAATCATGGACATGATCGTAAATGGAGAGATAAAGTACGAATATTTCAAACAAGAACAGGAGTAAATTTATGAAAGCATTATTTAAAATGGACTTCGATTGCGGAAGAATGGGCAATCTTGAAGGAGTATTTATTGCAGACACAGAAGATGTAGAATACTTAGTGAATAACAAAATCAGTGTTTACTTCGGTGAAGTATTTGGCAAGCACTCTGAAATATCCGGGTGTGTGGCTGAAAGTGAAATCAAACAAATAACCACTGATGAAAATGTAATCAAGATAGTTGAAGAATATGGGCTTAACAGTGGGTATAATCCATTTGAATACACTCTTTGTACATCAGAAACGGAAGATATACCAGATAACGGAGTTGATTGGGATGATTGTACTGTACAAGAATACATAGACTTTATGAGGAAAGGTATAATACCCCAATATTACGAGAAAGATTATAAAGAATGGCTAAGTAGCCAAAAGGAGGATTAAATCATGCAAGACTATATTTCAGATTGGTTCATTCCTATGGATTTCGGTAATGATATGCCGGAGGAAGAACCAAGTGGTGAGGATAATTTCAATTCTGATTGAAGTATGGAAAAAAAATTTATACTAACAGATAAGTTTGTAATCAATTCTTTTGGAATAAAGTTATTCCAAATAAAGTGTACAAAATCTTTCAAATATGCCCAAAAAGGTGATTTTGGAGGATATGTTGAGAAAGAAGGGAACTTAGACCAAGAAAATGACGCTTGGGTGTTCGGCAATGCTCGGGTGTTCGGCAATGCTCGGGTGTCCAGCAATGCTCGGGTGTCCGGCGATGCTTGGGTGTCCGACAATGCTCGGGTGTCCGGCGATGCTTGGGTGTCCGACAATGCTTGGGTGTCCAGCAATGCTTGGGTGTCTGGAGATGCTTTGGTGTCTGGATATGCTTGGGTGTCTGGAGATGCTCGGGTGTTCGGCAATGCTCGGGTGTCCGGCGATGCTTGGGTGTCCGGCAATGCTTGGGTGTCCGGAGATGCTGATATAGAAAACGACAACGAGCATTGCGGATTTGACGGTTTCGGCTCATGCAATCGCCACACTCACGCATATATGACAAAAGAAAAGAAAGTGGAAATAATCTGTGGATGTTTTCGTGGTAGCATTGAAGAATTTGAAAAGAAAGTGGAGGAAACACATTCGGGAACAGTCTACGAGAAGCAGTATAAATCCATAATCAATGTAATTAAAATTAAATTTGGATTGACTGATTTTACATAGTTTACTAATGATTTTTGGCACTGCCCAATTATGGTTAGTTGGTTCGATTCCCCTACGCCCTTTATAAATGGAACAGATATAACAATGGGTATTAATGAACAAATGAACACCATTACAAAAATTTAACACATAATGTTTTCTAATATCGTTATATAGTATTATATTTGTACCATACAGGGATAGGAACGGAGTAGCTACCTTCCGACAAGCTGAAGTCAGTACGGTTTCCCTGTTCTCCTTTTTACTGGCAAAACATAATACTGGCTAATATGCAATTAGTTTATAAATTTGGCATCAACCATTATGACAGGCTTTGCGCTATCTGCCGTATTACGAACAACCTGTACAACCAGGCGTTGTATATTGTCCGTAACGAGTTGAAGGATAACGACAGGTGGCTGTTCTATCCCGACTTGGACAGGATAATGAAAAATGTCACCAACCTTGAAGGTACGATAAATTACAGGCTTGTGAAATCACACGTAGCCCAACAGACATTACGTGTGCTTGACAAGGCAATGAAGGGATATGTCAAGGCTGTAAAGGATTGGTCTAAGAATCCGGGGAAGTATAACGGTAAGCCCGAACTGCCATGCTATCACAAACGTGGTGGGATGAGCAATGCTATATATACCAACCAGTCGTGCAGGATACATGACGGGTATATAATACTTGACCGTGACTTGAAAATACCCGTTCCGCAATGGGAGAAATACAAGGGCAGAATCGAACGATTCAAACAGGTTAGGATAATTCCAAAACGTACATACATGACCGTAGAGGTTGTATATGATTGTGTCTGTTCGGATAATGTCGGTACGGGTATGGCTTCAATAGACTTGGGTGTGAACAACCTTGCCACGCTGGTTTGCGGATGCAATGCGCTGCTGTTTTCCGGCAAGGTTGTCAAGTCATACAACAGATGGTTTAACAAAACATTATCCATGCTGCAATCCATAAAGGACAGGCAGGGTATAGACAAACTTACAAACAGAATGAGAAAGATGTATGAGAAACGTGAACGGTTTATGAATGACGCGATGCACAAGACAAGCAGGCGTATCGTTGATTATCTTGTATCACACCATATAGGCACTCTTGCTGTAGGCTACAACAAAGGATGGAAGCAATCCGTCAATATGGGCGGAGTAACCAATCAGAAGTTTACATTCATCCCTTTTGCGAGGCTAAGAAGCTGCCTTAGATACAAGTGTGAACTTGCAGGTATCAGCTATATCGAACATGAGGAAAGCTACACTAGCAAATGTGATGCTCTGTCTATGGAGGATATATGCAAGCATGATAGTTATCTCGGTAAGCGCATCAAGCGAGGGCTGTTCAAGTCGGCAATTGGAAAGGTTATCAATGCTGATGTGAATGGTGCGCTTAATATCGGTAGAAAAGTATTCGGTGATTCATTTGTGATAGCCGATAGTGGGCGTTGGTATCGCCCCGAACGGGTTAACGTTCTAAAATGTATGTGTGAAAATGTACATTAATGCCTAAAGATGGTGTTAGGTATGAAGAGGATGATGATTTTGAGGAATTTATCATCTGTGAAAACGAAGAAATGTTTAAGGAAACCGTAATAGAACTATTAAATAACAATAAACATGAAAACATTTTTTGAGTGTAAAATTCGCTACGAAAAAGTAGCAGAAAATGGGATGAATAAGAAAGTAAGTGAGCAATACCTAGTTGATGCGCTTAGCTTCACTGAGGCGGAAGCACGTATTATATCTGAAATGACACCGTTTATCAGTGGCGAGTTCACTGTTTCGGACATTAAACGCTCCAATTACAGCGAACTGTTCCCCTCTGAGGAAGATGCAGCCGATCGATGGTTTAAGTGTAAGCTGTATTACATCACTCTGGACGAAAAAAGCGGAGCGGAGAAAAAGACATCATGCTATATGCTTGTTCAGGCAGCAGATTTGAGAGATGCTGTAAAGAAACTTGACGAAGGAATGAAAGGCACAATGGCAGACTATGTGATTTCATCCATAGCCGAAACCGCCATCATGGATGTATATCCGTATGAAGCGGAAAATGATTCCTGCTTATCGGAATACCCAAGTGGTCACAAGACGGAAGCTGTCATAGGCGGAAAGGGCGTCATTGTAGACAAAACGGGAAGTTCAACTGTAGTTTTACCTATTTAAATTTAAGAAAGTATGTCAAATGAACAACAAAGCCAGGTTTTCCATCATTGGAGAACTGGAAGTCAATCTGATTATGTGGGAGTAGAAATACTCCCTAACGGTCAGTCTATCATCGCTACAATATCCCATATCGTATGGGATGAGAATGCAAAGGTACAAGGTAGCAAAAAACCATCATGGATTGCTTACTTTAAAGAAACAAACCTTGTTCCTAAACCTATGCTGTTGAACAGTACGAACCGTAAACGCCTTACTAAGCTGGCGCAAACTGATTATCCTGAAACCATCCATGATTTCCGTGTAATATTATGCAAGGAACTGACACGTGACCCAAGCGATGGAGGAAAGGTTTACGGATTGCGTATAGGGCGTGATGTTCCGCCACCACCACAGAAAGAGAAAATGACGGTGAACTCTGATAAGTTCAAGGCTGCATTGGAAGCATTGAAAAGTGGAAAATGCGACATTGGATACATCACGGCAAGCTATGATGTGGACGCTGAAGCTATGAAATTGTTTAACGAAGCGACTAAGAAATAATGGAAGCAGAAGAAAAAGAAAAACTATGGCTTATGAAGAGGTGTGGTAAAATCACCTCTTCCGCCATTGGAAAACTTATGGTTTCCGGGAGAAGGGAAATGACACCTTCCGAACTAGAGGTTGCAAAAAAACAGGGTGTAAAGAGAAAGACAGTTGATGTTCCTTTCGGAGATACAGCTATCTCTTATCTTTATCAGGTTGCAAGGGAGAGAAGGTTAAACAAACCATGCCGACATATATCCACTTCTGATATGGAGTGGGGAAAGGATCATGAAAAAGACGCTATCGAGTGTTTTAACCATAACACGTTCTCCAGACTAATGTCCTGTGCGGATGATTTTGACGAAATTGTTTTTGTCGATAATATCTATGATGGATATGGTGATTCTCCCGATGGATATGGATTTGATGTCAATGGTAAATTGTCTTATATAGCAGAAGTGAAATGCTTTACTTCTGAAAGTAAGATTGAATATTTGAGAGAAGCAACAAAGGAACAAGCGATAGAAGAATACTATTGGCAGCTAATGTCGCATTTTCTTTCCCATCCCGATGTGGATAAAATGTATTATATCGTATATGACGGTAAATCTGATGATGATCCATTTGATTTACGCCCGGTTAACGATCCGTCAAGGCTTTTGTATTGGGAACTTGACAGAAGCGATTATAAAGATGATATAGACAGGATGGAAGATAAGTTACAAATGGCTCTATCTTATCTTTCATTCAACGAAGGTGATGCGAAAAAATACCCAATAAGCAAAATAAATGACTACATTAATCAAGCACAACAAACCTAATCGTGGGGATGAAATAATCATCCCCTATCTTGCCATAGAAAACAATATCAACTTTATTATGCTCAATGGGGGTGTAGGTGACGTTGAACTTATGGACGGAACGAAATGTAAGTCAACAAGCTGCACTCCTATCAAATTTGATGATGCAGGAGATGATATATATCGTATATATGGCATAGGAAAAGAAGCATGGAAAATGGCATGGCTGAAAAGAGTACATACCATGAGTGACGAAATTGTAAAACTAAAGTTAGATTTCAATGCCAGCAATTAGCGAATTATGGATAGATTATCCAATATCTTACCGTGACGAAAAAGGAAGGTTCGTCAAAGGTCATAATTATGGATTCAAGAAAGGAAGGAAAGTGTCAGATGAGGAACGTGAAAAGAAAAGAGTTCTTATGAAGGAACTCATTAAAAAACGAAAGGAAAACGGTTCTTATCTCGGTCATAGGAATAATACAAGGGCTGTCATTGCGATAGAGGATGGCACGAACAGATTCCTATGCTTTGAAGCCTGTTGTGACTGTGAGAGGAAATTAGGTATGCCACAACGTTCATGCAGTTCTTTCTGTAAGGGAAAAAACGGGCATAGATGGAGAAACTTTAAATTGTTTTACGAAGATGAATACGGATTATATTGACAAATTTGAAAACTACGACAGGAAGTTAATCAAACTAAATAGTGACACTGCCATTTTGCTGCATATATTCAAGAAAAAACCAAACCACCACTTCGAGGATTGGATGGTTCTTCAAGACAATGAGGAATACTTCAAAAAGGAATGTGTTCCTGATTACGAAGATACCGCCAGGCAGTTTGTCAAGCAGTTTGAAGGAGAAGAGTGTATGGCTTTTGTGATTGCATTGAAAAACGAACTTGAAAGAATGATACAAGAAGATGAGTACAAACGAAATAAGGCTAAGGGATTACCAGGAGGTGGGGATAACCCGTCTGAGAAATGCCCTAACTAATCATAAGCACGTCATATTCTCTGCCTGTGTAAGTTACGGCAAAACGGTCATAATGAGTTTTATGGCTAAAGGTGCTGTCGAAAAGGGAAATAAGGTGCTTATCGTATCCCACAGATCTGAACTTATGACACAGACAGGGGGAACGTTGGAAAGAGTTGGCATACAGGCTGAATATATCTCTCCTAAGCACAGGAATATACCCAAAGGTCTAGTAGTATCCGCAATGGCTCAAACTCTCCGTAGAAGGCTCGAAAAACCCGAATGGGCTGAATGGGTTAAGAGTGTATCTCTATGTCTGATAGACGAAGCACATTCGTCTGACGCGGATTATCTCTTTGAATCTGGTTTGCTTGATGATAAGTATGTAGTAGGTCTTACAGGAACCCCGATGAGAAGTGGGAACCAAAGGCAGCTTGGTATGAACTATGAAGAGATTGTAGAAACCGCTCAGATACAGGATATGATGGACCGGGGAAATATAACCAAGTTGAGAACGTTTACAGTTGATGCGCCCGACTTGTCTAAGGTTAATACCGATTATCGTACAGGTGACTTTGATAGCAGGCAGATGGGGGCAGTGTTCAACAAGTCTGTACAGTACAAGGGGGTGATTGAAAACTATATGCGTATCTGCCCGATGAAAAAGGCAATATGTTTTGATGCCACACAGGCAAATGCGATAAGGATGTGCGCTGAATTTAATGAAGCTGGTATTCCTGCAAAATTCCTCATATCAGGCATAGGCAAGAACAAACCTGATGAGTTGGCATTATATGAAAAATACAAGCATCTTACAGGAAACAGGGAACAGCTTATCAAGGATTTCCATGACGATAAATTCACCGTTATATGCAACAGTGGCATATTGTCTACGGGATACGATGAAACAAGTATAGAGGTTTGCATATTAAACCGTGCTACACAATCCGTTCAGTTCTATATCCAGGCAACTGGCAGGGCTATACGACTTCACCCAAACAAGACGGAAGCATTTCTCCTGGACTTCGGTGGTAACATATCACGGCTCGGCAAGTTTGAGAAAGAACGTAAATGGGCTTTATGGCATAACAAGGGGAAATGTGAAGGAATACAAGGAGTGAAGGAATGTAAACAGTGTGGTAAATATATTGCCATAACTGCTTCGGAATGTCCTTTCTGCGGATATGTATATCCAACCGAAAAGGAAATAAGAATGGCGGAGCTGCAAGAACTGGTAGGAGATTTAAAGTTCGAGCAAATGACACCTACACAATTTTTCCAGTATGCGGAACTTAAAGGATACAATACTTATTGGGCGATACGGCAGTTGTATATCAGAAATACGGAATCTGACTTTCGTAAAGCCATGAAAGAATGTGGATATTCTAGCAAGTTTATATGGGGTTATATCCAAAGAAACAAAAAATAACATTATGAAAAATAACATTAATCCTTGGGAAGTGTTTGATGAGATTGAATGTTCCCATAACCCAGAATATATTGTTTGTGTATCGCATCTTAGACATTACACGAATATTTTTGGCATAGACAAAAGGCTTATAGACTTTCTTGGAATGGAAAAGAATACAATCTTAGATATTGAAACATTTTGTTTTGGCGGAATGGACGTTTTCGGAATAAAAGAAGATTGTACTTCCGTAATAGAAGATTGTAAAAGACAAAGAGAAGCAAAGAAAGAAGCCTTGGAGAAAAACAGGAAATTGATATCCATGCTAAAATTGAAACGTAAAAATATGTGCGGCATAGGTACAAGAAAGGTGAAATTAATGCTTAATAAAAAGATAAAACAAGGAGATTTTACAGCTAAAATTTACCGTGTTGCATTGGAAATACAAGATTACAATATAAAGGCTAAAGACGCTCCATTTCCCTACTCGGATAAAATGTACGCAAAGAAAGAAGATTTGATTGACAAACTTATCGAAATATATAACGAAAGTAAGTTATCTTTTGGGTTCTCAGAGAACAAGGGGCAAAGAGTTTCTTTTATTGTGTATTTTGATCTTCCTTTAGGGAATCAAATCTCTTTTCACTCTACAGTAAAAAGGAATATTCCTGTATATGAAAAAGAGTGGGATGGATTGGTAAACAGTACATTGGACAAGTTAGAAAAAGAAATAAAACAATATTTAAACGGCATTAATGAACAAGCGAACACCATTACAAAAATTTAGGAAAGCAATGATTAAGAAACAGCGGACATGATATGTGCGAAGGATTTGAGATTGTTGATAACAAACTTTAACCTTTTATTCTTCTCACATATCACATTTCGTGATACCTTTGCCAAATACAATTTTTTTATTATGGCTGAGGAAAAACGATCTGCGGAAGAAAAGAAAATGCAGAAAGATATAGTAGTTAGTTACAGGAATGAGAAGGAAGGTAAAGAATGTAGGGGATTGCTTGTGGCATTTTTTTCCGAACTTCTCCATCCTGCTGTAAGTGGTAACAAGTCGGCTGAGTTCCGTGCTCTAGGAGCAAAGAAAAGTATGCCTGACCTTGCTTATATACATGACGGTAAGATATATGGCATAGAACTTAAAATGCCTGACAGTAACCATGACCGTAATCATATAATAGAACAGGCTGATGTGATGGCCACATATTTCTTTCGAGGATATTTCGTATGGTCTAAGGAAATGTTGTGGAATATACTTGATGCTATCGAGCGTGGTCAGCCAGGAATGTCAAATACACTACAGATAAAAGATTATTGTATGCGTAACAACACCACAAAAGTAAGTTTTGAAAAAATAATTAAAGAACTGTTTCAATGAAAGTTATATATAACAAAATAATTCCATTCAAGGGGTACAAGTGTATAAATTTGTTTGGGGTTCTTTTCGTAAGAAAAGGATGTACGATGCGTGAAAGCGATTACAATCACGAAGCGATTCATACAAAACAAATGAAAGAGCTTTTGTATGTTCCGTTTTACATTTTGTATCTTTTGGAATGGCTGTACAGGCTTACACAAAAAGGTAATGCGTATAGGAATATATCGTTTGAGAAGGAAGCCTATGATAACGAGAACGACATGGATTACCTTGATAAAAGAGAACATTTTTCTTGGATTGAATACATTTGAATTTTACATTTATGAATAAGATAGTTTTTGATAGAAAAGTTTTATATTCAACGTTAAACTCAGCCAAAGCCTGCCTTTCCGATACAGGCTTGACGATATTGAAATGTTTCCGTTTTAAATATATATCATCAGAAAATTCAATAGAGGTTACTTCATACAATAACCTTAATGAGATGCGTTTGATCATTCCAGTTGTTGATTCAGACTGTAATGACGGACAGGAGTTTGCAGTAGACGGAATAAGACTTGTAAAGCTGCTCAAAACAGTAAAGGATTCCATTGTTACGGTAAAGATATATGATAATGATATAATATTCTCTTACAATGGCAGTGAAGCGTCTTTCTTTGCGGAAGATGTAGAATCTTATCCTGATATTAAAATGGGTAAGCGTGGTACCGGGATAAGGGTCAACGTGAACAGGAATGATCTGTATAGAGCATTAAAAAGGAACATAGGATTTAATGATATCAGTGACGTTGTGACCAGCCTTAGTGGAGTGGGGATAAATTTTATTTGTTCCAATAATTGCATTGATATATGTTCGTCCGATAAGATTGTATTTGTAAGAGATGTTATAGAATGTCAGCCGGATATATCAAAGGACTTGTGCATAAATGTAATGCCTACTTCGGTAAAGGAAGCGTTATCCTTTCTTGAAATGTTGTCAGAAGAAAATGTAACTGTTTCTGTATCTGATGATGAAAGAGTGATGTCTATATATTATGGGGATTTCGGTTCTGTCTTTAATTGTACGCTGATGGAGGTTAAGTTTGTAAACTACACACCATTGGTAAACAATATAAAATCAAACTTTAATTACTTTATTAAAGCAAGAACTAGCGACTTGATAGATTCCCTTTCAAGAATAAAGGTAATGTCAGATGTGTATAACATATCACATTTTGTTTGCAGGGAGGGAGATAATAAAATGGATATAACATACACAAATGATGCAGGGTATAAAATATCGGAAAATGTCGGAATTGAAGGATATTGTCAAGGGAGTTTAGATTGCAATCTGAATATCGAAAAGATGATTAACGCATTGAAAGTGTTCCCTGGGGATTATGTCACATTGGCATATACCAATCCTGAGAATAATGCTCCTATATGTATCATTAATGAAGAGGGTAATTATAAATTAATGGGCGTAGTAAACATTTTTAAGAGTTGATAACTATTGTTTAACCTATCGAATATACAGTTTTATTATTTTTGCAACAAAAATATATAAGACATGGAAGATAAAGAAAGAACAATTCAGATTCTCGCTGAAACAATAGATAGGTTAAACAAGACTATAGAATCACAGAACAGTCTGATTGAGGATTTAAAAAACAGGCTTGAAACAATTCAGAACGAATATAGCCCTTCAATTATGACCGTAGGCGTATTGATAGAAAAGTTGAATAATACAAAGACAAGAAGCGGAAAGGTAAGATTTGAAGCATTATCCAAACATATAATGCCATATCTTACCAATCAGCTTTATGACGAGTATGATTTTAATGATGTCATTCCTACGTTCAAGGAAGTTCCGTCCGTTGAAAAGCCTGTAAATCGTGATATGATAGATGATATGATCAATGTTATAAAATCAAAGAGAAAGATAAGCGAATCATCCCAAAAGGCATATCTTTTAATGCTTAAAAGAATATTGTCCGAATCAAAAGAGATGAGCAAATATATCAATGATTATATTATCTCACTGAACGTAAAATCTCCTTCAAATATATCTCTTACGGATGAAGAAATAGAATTATTCTGGAATGTCGAGCCGTTTAACGTTACAGAAAAAATAGTAAAGAAATTGTTTCTGATTCAATGCTATACTGCCATGAGATATTCCGATATTTTCAGATTGAAAGATTCTATGATGGAAGGAAATGTTATTTCGTATATATCAAAAAAGACAGGTAAGAACGTTGAGGTTCCCGTACCTTCCAAGATTATAGAAATGATAAAAGAGGTTAGATCGTTCGATAAATACAATATAGAATCTTCGTTAAAGACAACAATGAACGAAGTTCTACCAACCCTTGGATGTAGAGCAGGTATAAACAAGCAGGTATTTGTAAGACGGGCTAATGTACTTATGAAAGGACCGAAATATCAGTTCATCAAGACACATACAGGACGTAGAACAGCTATTACAAGATGGGCTAATATGGGAATACCAGAAGCAGAACTAAAATCTATGGCTGGTCATTCTGATATAAGAACGACTAACAGATATATTACTGCAAGCGTATCAAATAAAACTAAAAATATTTTAACGGATGGAAATTTTGGAGAATGTGCTGTCTATTGACAAAATAAAACACCTGCAAGAACTTGGAGTGAATACAGGTAACGCATCAATGACTTGGATGTTATATCCTTATGAAGAAGGCAAACAACCACAATTATCTTTACGAGAGTGGAGAACTTTCAAGGAACCGTTCAGAAAAGAACATTGTATTCCTGCATTTACCTTGCTTGACATATTTGAACTGTTACCAAAAGAGATAAAAACAGGAACGGATACTTATTGGATTACAATGTATTTTAGTGACAATTGTTGGCATATATGTTATTCTATGTCTGACGAATTTGATTATTATCAAGAATTTTTATCTTACTCATTAATAGATGCAGCTTATGAAATGCTATGTTGGTGCGTTGAGGAAAGATTGATATCATAAAGATAAAACGGAATTAATTCAAAACTAAACCGAAAGGAACTAATATGGGAAAGAATATCAAAGGTCTTGCTGGTTCAACCATCTT